GTGGTGCTGAACGACACGAAAATCCGCAAGGCTGCGCTGGCCGATAAGGATTACAAGCTGGCCGACGAGAAGGGGCTTTACCTGCTGGTGCGCCCGACCGGCGGAAAGCTGTGGCGGCTGAAATACCGCATTGCCGGCAAGGAGAAGCTGCTCGCACTTGGCAGCTATCCAGATATCAGCCTGGCCACGGCGCGAGAACTGCGGGACGAGGCGCGCAAGAAGATCGCCACCGGGATCGACCCGATGCAGGAGAAGCGCCAAGCTGCCCAGGCAGAGAAAGCGAAGGTGGCGCATACCTTCGAATCCGTGGCGCGGGAATGGCACGGCCTCAACAAGGATCGCTGGGTGCCCGTGCACCAGAACGATGTGATCCATTCGCTTGAGCGCGACGTGTTTCCGAAATTGGGGCCGATGCCGATCGCGGACATAACCGCTGGCGACGTTCTTGACGTGCTGCGCAAGGTGGAGCGGCGCGGATCTATCGAGACGGCCAAGCGGCTGCGGCAGCGCATCAGTGGCGTGTTCGTTCTGGCGATTTCGCAGCACCTGGCCAAGGATAACCCGGCGGCGATGCTCGAGCATGCGCTGCTGCCGAAGAAGAAGGCCAAGAAGCAGCCGGCGGTGGTGGACTTGACCGAGCTTCGTAAGCTGCTGACGGTGACCGAGGCAAGTGGAGCCTATCCGGTCACCCTGCTGGCCTCGCGCTTTCTGGCGTTGACCGCCCAGCGGCCGGGCACGGTGCGCCGCGCGGAATGGGCCGACATGAGGGGCATCGACTGGGACAGCGACGATGCAGCGCCAGATGCGATCTGGCATATTCCCGCAGAGCAGATGAAGCTGTCGGCAGAGCGCAAGGACGAGGCCGAGTTCGATCACATCGTGCCCCTGGCGCCCCAGGCCGTAGATGTGCTGCGCGCGGCCCGTGTCCTATCCGGCCGGGGCGCGCTGGTGTTCCCGGGGCAGCGCCATGCACACATCCCGCTTTCGGAAAACGGGATAGGCTACCTCTACAACCGGGCAGGGTGGCATCGAAAGCACGTCCCTCATGGCTGGCGCGCTGCGTTTTCCACGATCATGAACGAGCGGGCGAAGGAGGCGGGGATTGCCGACGATCGCGCGGTGATCGACCTCATGCTGGCGCACATGCCAGCCAACAAGGTGGAGAGCGCCTACAACCGGGCGCAGTTCATGCCGCGGCGCCGGGCGATCGCAATCGAGTGGGCTGATCTGCTGATGGAGGGAATGGCGCCAGCGTCTGATTTGTTGCCAGGGCGGCGGCGCAGATAGCGCGCCTTGACCACTTTGTTCTTTTTCTGTTCTGGTTTCGGGCATGCGAATCGCACCGCCCGACCACGACCGTCTGACCCGCCTCGCGCTTGAGACGGTGAGCGAGGCGGCGGCTGAGGCGCAGGAGCAAATTGTCGACGTCACATGGGGCATCAGGCTGGCGCTGCGATGGCTGATGATCAGCGGCGTGATCAAGGATTGGCATGTGCGCCAATTTGTCGAGGCGATCGGCAGCCCCATCCGAGACGCGTACAATCCACATGTCGAATGGCGCAGTCGAGCAGACGTAGCGGCGCGTTTCGTTGATTTTTGCCATCAGCAGTTGGGCCTGCCGTGCGGCTTTGGGCCACCGCAACGGCATCGAGAGCGCCGCTGGTATGACGAGATGCTTGACCCCGACACCGGCCGCGCGCAGCCTTGGCTGATGTGCAACAGGTATAGGCCAGGCGAGCGCGAAACCATCCGCCAGCATTTCGGCGCGAAGATGTGGCGTGAGACCAACGACGGCCCCGCGATCGTGCATCCCAAGGATCCGGGCTGGGTGGTGCGCCAGGTCGATGGCGCGCTGGTGCTGGACCAAATGACGTGGGGCTTTCCCGTCGTGCTGACCGGCCGGCGCGGCCAGCCTCTTAAGCCCAAGCCGGTCAACAATGCGCGCATGGACAAGCTGGGCGGGTTCTGGAAACGCTGGACCGGGCCGGAGCATCGCTGCCTCATCCCTGCTATGGCCTATGCCGAGGCCGTGGGCCCGTCGGGTGAGATGACCACGACGTGGCTGTCGATCCGCTCAATGCCGGTTTTCGCCTGGGCGGGCCTATGGCGCGATAGCGAGGAATGGGGACCGGTCTATACCGGCGTCATGACCGACAATGCCCCTGAACTTGCGCACGTTCATGACCGGTCGCCGGTGATTTTGGCGCCCGAGGATTGGCCCACATGGCTCAGCGGACCGGCGGATGGGCTGGCGCAGTTTGATCGGCCCTGGCCTGCCGCTGATGTCATTGTGGATGCAACACCGGTGCGCTGGAGGGATGGCGGTCGTTGAAGACCTCTGGACTGGTGCAATGGCACTTCACTTTTAACAGCCTTCGAAAAAACTTAACTGGTGCGTTTTTGTAATTGACAACTATATTTTTCAACGATTCGCTGCGCCGCACAAGCTTGGACGAGCGACGAAGCGAATCGTCGTTGCGACAAACGCTTAAATCTTGAGGGCATGTTGCGCTTGCCTCTCGACGCTTTTTCGCCACTAGTGGGCTCAGCCGATGAGGCGCTCATTTACCATCGAATCCTAGGCAAAACGTCGCTTCCCCTGGAAACGGTGCAAGCCTGTTCGCCATAATGGAGGGCAATTGAGAAGACCGTGAGGATCCGGGGAATTGCCGGAATCAAAAAAGGGCCGCCCGGTAAAGAGCGACCCCTTCCTGAAAAGTCCGGACGGCTAGCCGTCGCGATCTCTCCCTTCGCAAGTAGAGCGTCGCACGATTGCCCTCCGGACTCAACCCTAGTTGATAGGAGGTGCGAATGGTTCGCATCCGGTCATACCTGCGTGTCCGCTTCGGGCGCGAGGAGTTTGTGCGCGCGCACTGGCGCTCGCGGTAAGTTCAACGTGCGCCGCCAGGGCAGTCCTCTGGCGGCGCTAATTCCAGCGCCGTGCCAAGCCGCGCGCGATCAGATAAGCCCCGGCATCCTGGCCATTGACCATCACCCGCGCCAGCAAACGCCCATACCGATCCCGGCCGACCGGTTGAATCGTGGTGATCCCGTGATAGACTAGCGCTGCCAAAGCATCGCGTGAGCGCTTGCCCAAGCCATAATCGCACCAGGCGGGGTTGCGGCTCCTCGCCAGCCGGCGGCGCGACTTCGGGCTGCATCTTTCCGAGCCAGCCAGTTCCGGCGCGTCGATGTTAACCAAGCGCACCCGCTCGACGCCGCACCGGATAGTGTCGCCGTCATGAACGACCGGGTGAGGACAGGGCATGAGCGCGGCCAGGGCGGCGATGGCGAGGGTGCTGGGCATGTAGGTAGAATGCCTTATGCCCGGTGCCGCGACCAGTGCAGAAAGGTCCGCTTTATCTCGGGCGCGGACGCATCACCGAAACGGATTGACGATCCTTGACACTTACCCCCTCGCGATCCTGCCATTTTGGCGGTAATCACGATGCGGGGGGCGTTAGAGGAGAGTCTGATGCGCAAGCTTGCAATTGCTCTGGCCGCTGCGATGGCGATGACTGCGACGCCGATGGTGGCCCAGGCCGCGCCCTGTAAGGATGCCAAGGGCAAGTTCGTGAAGTGTCCGGCACCTGCCGCCAAGCCGGCTCCAAAGAAGGCGTGCCGTGACGCGAAGGGCAAGTTCACGAAATGCCCCAAGTGAGGTGACCTTGGCCGGCGCGCCATCCACGCGTCGGCCAAAAATGCGCGGATGTGAAGTTGAGAGATTTCCCCGCGCGGGGAATGTGCTATGCTGCGCCGGCAGAGGAGAGGTTCGCACGTTCGAACTCATCCTAGGGCGGTAAGGCAGGCACGCGACACGTTCTGCTTTGCCGCCCTACCTCGCATACCCCGCAAAAGCGCCACGAGGACGACATGCAAAACCCGATTGAGCAAGCGGCGGCAAAGATTGGCGCGGTTCCGGCCGATATTCTTGGCCTCTGGTGGGCGCCGGGCTATCCCGAGTTGACGACCGGCCAGTTGATTGATGCGGCGAGACAACTACCAGATCATTCCGAGGACGTGCGCGGAATGATCCAACCTGTGCAATTCCTGCACAAGTTCATTTCGCACAGCCTCGCAGCAACGCCACAGCCTTAAGCGCCACGGCCCGCATATCAGCCAGCGCTGATCCCAGGATGCCGCTGTCATGCACCGCATCGCCGTCAAGCTGGCCGCCGATCTTGGCAGGCACAGTCGGGATATCGGCCTTATCCACGCAGGCGACAGCTACGGGCACGTTGACGGTTTCCACGCGGGCTTCAATGGCAGGCGGTGGTGTGGTGACAGAGCCGCAGCCAGCAAGGGCGAGGCACGCGGCAACCTGTAAGCCGCTCTTACAAGTTCGCATCAGATCTGATCCTTGAAAGCCATTACGGCGTCGTTGGTATGGCAACCCGTGGCCGAGGTCTGCGGCACAGCGCGAATCTTGGCGGCAGCATCGGTGAGCGACTTCACAGCCGGCGCGATTGCGGCGTTCGCATCCTTGCCAGCCTGCACCCGCGCGTCGCTGTCAGCCTTGAGCGCGGCCACCTTGGCATTCTGCATGCCCAGCGCCTGGTGCAGCACGTCGAAGCTGTTGCGCTGGACTGTATAGGCCCGGCGCCAGTTGTGCTCTGCATCGCGCCACAGGGCAATTTCAACGCCGCGCTTTTCGGCCAGGGCGTGTTCGTGGCGGGCGTAGAGGATCAGCAGCAGCGCCGCTGCGCCGACGACGATTGGCCGCCAGAACTTGCGCAGGACTGACAGCGCCAAAGCGGCCGGGCTGAGCGCGGGAAGGTCGAGCGGGATAATCATGGCTTGGCCTCCTCAGTCGGCACAGGCTGTGATGGCGGATTGTCAACGCGGACAGTGCGGCTCGATGGTGCGCGCAGGAGGCCGATCAGACCGCCAGTGATCGTGCCCATGCCGAATGCCTCGGTCACGGTGACGTGATGGCCAGCAGCGATGAGCGCCGAGACGAAGATGATCACTAACGTCGCCAAGGTGGCGAGGTAGGCAATAAGCTGGTCGTGGTCGTTGATCATGCCCAAGCCCCCCACCAGACAGTGCCCGGCAGAAAGCTGTTGCTGCGGTTGATCCAGCCATTCAGGAATCGGCGGTCGGGATCGTTCGGCTCGTTGCTGGCAATGCGCTGGTAGAAGGCATTGCGCACGTTGGCCCATGCCTGCGCGGCCTTCGCTTCACCGAGGCCATTATACCATGCCGCATAGGCCCGCGCCGTGGCCGGGCCGAGATTGCCGTCCACGACAGTGCCGACCATCTTCTGCATCAGCTTGATCGCGCGATCGGGGCCCGCACCCCACGCCATGTCGATGATCGAGAGCGTGACGCGGTTGACCAGCAGCTTGTCGAATCCCGGCACCTTGTAATAGAGGCGCACGCCGATCGCGACGGCCTCGTCCATGGTCAGGTTCGCAATGTCTGCCCGGGTGACGACGCCCACCTTGCGATACTGCGCCAGAGCATAGCCGGTCACGCCGAATTTAGAGCCGATCAGTTTGCCGACGTTGCGCTGTTGCGGGATATTCGCCGCATAGCTGACGGGATCAAACCAGTTGCCATTGTCAGCCGGGTCCATCGACAGACCGCCTTCGTGGTCCTTGATGTAGCCGGCGATGAATTTTGCGATGTCGATCATGGGTGATGCTCCGGTGGCGCCGGCACAGTAGGCGCGACGATGGGCGGGACAGGTGTTGGGGTGACCGGCGGCGAAACGACAGCGGGCGCGGGATGACGCGTGAAGGGCGACCACAGTGTGAGGTCGAGCCGGTCAGCGGCGGCCAAGATGCCTTCGGAGACGCCGATACAGGCCAGGCCAGCGATCGAGCCGGCAACCGTGGGCGGAATGTCCGCACTGGTGACGCCGTGCACCAGCTTCTGCACGAAGCCACCGAACAAATACGATCCGCCAATGCAGAGACCGGTGGCCAGGATGCGTTGCTTCCACAGCGTGGCGGGGCGCAGATACTCACGGGCAGCGGCACCAAACACGCCGCCACCCAGCATCTGCGCGGTATCAGCGCCGATTCCGACGCTTTCGGGCGGCGCGACCATCAGCACGCCACCATGCGTAGAGCGCGCTGGAACCGATCAGATACGCGGCCAGCCCAATCATCAATGCCACGTCCGACGACATCGACCACGCCCCCGCCAATCAAGAATTGCAAAGCGCTGGCGAGATTTATGGCCGCCGCATAGGTCCAATAATCGATATATTGGCCATGATCCGCGAGCCGAACACAGCGCCAGGCAATCAGGCCCAGCGATACGGCGGCAACCATGCGGTCGCGCGCGCCATGACCCGTCGCTCGCAATGCCAAGATGGTGCAGAGATCGAGCATCATCATCATGACGATCTGGTCGTTGCCCGAATAGATCGCGCCGACAGCCCATGATGCCACTGTGGAGGCGGACAGAATGATCGTGACCGGGCGGATGCCAACGCGCCGGGCCGCCATCGCCCACAATGCGGCGTGCACGGCGTAGACGATGATGGTTTCCATGTCCGGGCCCCTTACTGCGTCTTGGGCTGGCTGGCGGCGGTGACCGTCGCTTCGTCAACCCCGGCGGACGGGCCATGTTTGGCGAGCAGGTCGGTCAGCAGGGTGCATTCCTCGGCGTGCAGCTTGGCGAGTTGGTCGGTCAACGCGACCTTGCGGCGGCCGATTTCGGCGAGGCGGGCGATGGACTTGGCGGGCATGGTCAGTTCTCCTTGGGTGAGGGGTTAGAGGGTCTGGCCAGCGTCGGCCAAAATGGCGGAGAACGCAGCGCCAACAGCATTGATCTGCGTCGTGGAAAGCGCGCCTTTGTAGGTAGCCACGCCCATGACCGTGCTGTTTGGGGTGCCGTAGGGACGCCCGATTTGCAGTTTGTTGGTTGTCGAGCCGACTGCGCCCGAAGTCGGCAATGCAGTTGCGCTTGCCTGGACCAAGCCGCCGACTGTCCGCCACGTCATTGCCTGAACGGTGGTGGCGGTAAATTGCGCCACATACATGGTCCACGCAGTCGCAGCATCGGAACGCTGCGCCACACCGCTGTTGACCGTGGTGGCGCCGCGCACGACAGACAGCATGTTGCTCCCACCGCCATTCAACACCATAGCCATGGAGGCACCAGCGGTCGCGACATAGTCGCTTACGACGCCGCCCGCAGTGCCTTGGACAATAGCGATGCTAGTGAAGCCGCCAACCGCGTTTGCCGTGCCGCGATACAGCGTCGTTCCCGATGCGACCGTGACCCACCCGGCTGCAAGGTTGTACGTGCCAGTGCCGCCGGTCCCTGTGCCCAAAGACGCGATGACACCCACCACAACGCCAGCGGCTGTGCGGATCGTGTCGCCCACAGCCAAGGGGGTCCCTGTGCCGCCATTCGGAAACGTCGCCACAGTCATCACGCCGCTGGTGATATCGGCGGTGAAGGCGGCGCCATTGTAGATCAGGCCACTATAGCCGGGCAAATCAACCGCGTTATTTGCGGAGGCCATTGTCTGAGAAGTGACGGCTACCCAACCCGTAGCTAGGTTGTATGTGCCGTTTCCACCCGTGCCAGTGCCCAGCGAGGATACAACGCCCTTCTGAACGTTGTTGCTGTCATAGACGACGCTGCCAATCCCGATCGGCGCGCCCGTGGTGTATCCCGATACGGTCAGAACACCACTGGCGATAACGCCCGTGAAGCTAGCGCCAGTGGGTGAAACGCCGAGGGTCCCGGTAGTGCCGTAAAGAGACGCGACGCCTGCGGTCGATGCATCAAATAGGTTTGCTGATGGTGTCGACGTGAATGTCGATCCGAAGATGTGCGCACCATAGCCGAGTTCGCCAAAAGACGGCAGTGTTTCAAACGTGCCATACGCACCGCCGGAGCCAGGAAAAGAGATGCCAAACATGGTCATGGCGTGAAGTCCTTAAGCGGTGAGGGTGATTTTGTCGGTCGGCGCCCATCGGTACATGGGCACATTTAGGCCGTTCGGGTCGAAGATTAGTGGATTGTCGTCGCGGACGTTGCCGCCAAACAGCGTCGTCTTGTTCGTCGCAGTCTGGGCACTCCAGGCATAGCCGAAATACCACTGGTCAGCTGGGGTCTCGCTAGCGTCCCATACAATGCAATCGCGCCCGACAACCCGTGGGTTGCTCAGCGTCTTTTCTACCCCGGCAGCGTTGAAAGCTCGCATGCCGAAATTTGGCATCAGTTCGAGATAGGACGTGTCGATGACCAGCTTGCGGCCGGCCAATACCGGGTAGCGGGCAATAATCCGGCTACCCTCAGCGCGGATCACCGGGCGCAGTGGGACGGGCTTATATCCCTTATAAAGCCATTGATAAGCTGCCCAACCGTAATACGCCCCAAGCCACTTATATCCTTGCGGCACCATGTGAATATCGCTGTTGCGATAAGGCATGAACCAAGAAGGCCCGACATGGCAAACGTAGTCGTTGCTGAGTGCCATCTGCAATTGCGCGATCGGGATATCAGGCTGAGCGCCAGCGTAATAACCGGCGACGCTGCTACTTTGATTGACAAACATAGGAACGGGCCGCGCATTCCCTGTCGCAGCCTGCCAGTCCGATTGGACCGATGCCTGAATGCCAAGGACCGTGCTTGTCCAAGTCGCCGGAGCGGTTTTGGCGGAACTGTCTGCCTCACCTTGGGTGTAGAACAGGCCAGCAGACGCGTAACTCTTGCCAATAGCAGCAGCCGCAAGCGGGCCGTTTTGAATATTCGCAAGCAGGCGTGGGTAGCGAACGCCGCTTGCTTTGGTCAACTGCGCGGCAGGTGCGCCACCTCGTGCTGAGACCGAAGCCATGAACTTTTGTCCGTTCGTGGTCGGATCAGTGCCAGCGTCGCTTACCATCAACTGCGCAAGCATTTGCATTGCGCCATACATTGGCGTCTCACCCACCGAGCCAGAGTCATTGGCCGATGGGTCTGCCATCCCACCTGTCAGGTAGCGCTCTTGTAGTGCTACCAAGCTGGCATAAATGACCGCCGGATCAACCGACAGGTCATCGGGGCGAACGCCGCCGCTGAACATCAGCGCCGATGCCAGTGAACCAGTATCGTAAAGAGCGCCGGGGTAACCCTGTGCAAGGCTCTGCCCATAGCCCTCGAAGTGGACAACTTCACCAATGATCTGGATGCTATCCCACTTGGGATCGCGCACCATATAGCTGGCACCGGCGCCATTATTCACAAGGTTGGTGACCTGCGTGCTAAGGCTGTCGATCACCGGGTGTTGGAACTTGGTTGGGGTTATCCGCAGCCACCGGGTTTTGTCGCCGGTAAAGTAGAACGATACTTCGTTTGTACCTACCTTGCTGGAAAGCCGCTGTGCCGCGCCGATAAAGCTGGAAATAGAAGACTGAAGCGACGCGACAGCCGTATTCAAGGCGTCGATAACCGGGTGCAGGAACTGCGTCGGAGTAATGCGAAGCCAGCGGGTCTTGTCGGCGTAGACACCGGAGATTTCCGCACCGCCGATCTTTTTCAGGATGCCCAGCGCGGAGATTGAAGCATCCACGCCAGACTTGAAATACTGCGAAACCTGCGCCCCAGACCCATCATTGACCGGCGCCAGCACACCGCCAGACACCTGCCAGAGCAACGCGCGCTGATTGTCGCTCGACAGCGCTTCGAATGTCGCGCCATTGCCCAGCGCCGAAACCGTCGCGGCGGGGGCCGTTGCACCGGTCAGGCCAGCGATGGCGGGCAGGGTATAGGTCGGCGCCGTGTTGCTGGTCGAGAGACCGCCACGCACAATCCGCGCGCTGGTAATCGCCCCGCCCGATACGGTGATTTTTGCCTGATGGCCAAGCGGGCCGCCTGTCACGATCAAGTCGAACTCGCCGCTGACCGTCGCGCCGCTGCCTGCCGTGCCGAGCGCGATGCCGCTGACCGTGAAGGGCACAGCGCCGCCGGGCGCCAGATACGCATTGAGCACGCCGGCCGAACCAGCATATGCGGCGGCAGCCTGCTGGGAGATGGAGGCGGAGGTGGCTGAGGCGGTGGCGATACCCGCTTGCGTCGTAGCAGTTGCGGCCGCCGTTCCGGCAGTGGTCGCACTCCCCGAAGCAGCGGCGGCCGATCCGGACGCGTTGCCAGCGAACCCAGCTGCGGCGGAAGCTGAACCACTTGCCGCCGCCGCGCTTCCCGCCGCCGCCGAAGCCGATCCCGCAGCCTCCCCCGCCTTTTCAGTCGCCGAGTTTTGGGCAGTAATCGCCGCCTGCTGGGCATTTCGCGCCAGCAGCTGGGCAATGATATCTTCAGCCATGCTCTGCCCTTACTGGTTGGCGTTGGCGATGATGGTGGGAGTCGAGGCCGTGCCGGTCTGGGTGGTGGTGATCCACAGACCGCCGGCGCCGAAAATGACGTAGAGCCCGTTCGCCGTGATGCTTGCCGACAGCGTGCCGGGGTTGCTGCCGGACACCGACATGACCTCAAGCGGCTGTGGGGTATCGTTCTGCGCCATGGCGCCGCCGAAGCTGATCGCGTCGCCGCCCGAGAGACCGGTCACCTGAATGCGGATCACGCCGTAGCGGGTGAAGTCCCGGGTTGTGCCGGGGACCAGAGGCGGGAAGCTGGTGACGGCCGACGAGATCGGAACGACCTGATCGCTGGCGAGCGCCACGGAGAGAGAAGCCGCCGATACCTGCGGGCCGAGCCCATCGGGCAACTGCGCCTGGATCTGGCCAAGCAGGCCATTGCCTTCGGCTTGGAGTGCGCCAGAGGCGGCGCCATCGGGCAGCGGCAATCCCGTCGCGGAAATGGCCAAGGGATTGGCGCTGGAAACTGCCGCGCCGCCCACCGTCGGTTGCACCTTCAACACGCCGGCCAATTGCGCGAACAGGCCCTTGAGCAGCGAAACGATCGTCCATGGATCGGTCGAATTGGTCGCGGCCGGATCGGCCACTGCGCCTTGCGTGACGTCGGCGCCATTGGGCGCAGCGATCGTGCTTACGCCGCCGCTGGACCAGACATCGCCCAGGCCGGCAGAGACAGCCGCAGCGCCGGATACGCCCCTGACCCAGATATGCGTCGCGGTGCCCTGCGCAGTTTCGCCCGCAACCAGGTAATAGCCGCCACCGGTGGGCGCAGAGGCGGACGAGGAAAACGCCACCAGCACGGGCGACCAGCCCTGATTGCAGACCCAGGCATATTCACCGGCCAATTCCGGTGCGCTTTCGGTGATGTCCTGCCAGTCGGTCGTGATCTTGATGTCGAGGCCTGAATCTTGGGCCATGGCGCGATCCTTGCGGGCAAAGAAAAACCCCGCCTGAGCGAGGTCGGGTCAGTCAGATCGGGCGGTCAGGCCCAGGCCGGTTCCGGCACAGTGGGCCAGATCGGCTCAAGTGGCGGATCGCGCAGAATTGCGCGCAAGGCGGCGCGATAGGCAGTGAAATCGCCGGCATTGCTCAGCGCTGCTGCGGTGTCGGCCGTTTGCGTGTAGTCGGTCGCGGCCAGCAGGCGCGTGGCTTGGGCCGCCACCATTGCCTTGATCTGTTCATCGGACGGGCCAGGATCCTTGGCGATCATGACCTTGCCATCCACGACGGTGAAATTTTCGTCCGGCGCGCGTGCCATGGCCTTGGCATATTCGGCTTCATCGACTTCGACGAGATCGCTTGGCAGCGTAGGATAGTCGATATCGTCGGGGTAAAAATTCCCGGTGGAGGGGCTGAATTTCATAGCTATTTCCTCAGTTTCCGAGGGCAATCAAGTCAGCGGTCATGCCCCACGTGGTGCTGCCCCCGCTGGGGAACTGCATGTAAACGCCCACGCTGTTTGCCGATTTCGAATAGGTCTGCGCCCATGCATCCTGAGAGGATGATGGCGAACCTAGGACAGCTGCGGGGATTGCCACGAAGCAGTTGTTCGGAAATGCGATGGGGAACGAGACGGTCTTGCCTCCTTCCGACAAATAAGCAGTCGTCGAGCACCATTGCAGGATCAGGCCGCCGGGGAGCTTCTGATAGCCGTTCCCGGATAGGCTGTTCACGAACGCGGAGAGGGGCGCGTAGGCGGCAGCGGCGGCGGACGCGGTGAGATAGCCGAGGCTGTTCGAAAACGCGGTCAGCGCATTGGTGATTTGGGTCGTGAAGTTGGCAATCACGCCATCGTCCACAACTGCATCATTGATTTCCACCGACATCCAACTGGCCAGTGCAGCCGCGACGAAATTGGCTTGGCGCAAGGCTTTGTTGAACTGCGCCGATGAGGCGAGGCCCGAGGAGAAGCCGCCGGTCCGTGCCGCCAGCGCAGCCCAATCGGACTGACTGGTGACGTTGGCGCCCGAGCCGGTGGCAAAGGGCAGAAAGTCGCTTGAGGCAGCCATGTGCGCTCCTATGGATCAGTTGGATAGAGCAAAGGCGCCGACGTCGAAGCCAGCGATTACGCTGCTCTCTACGTCAAAGCCGAAGAAGGGGGCGCCATCGACACTGGGTGTCAGATAGCCATCGATTTGCACCGTCGCCGGGCGCAGATCGAGGTAGCCGCCGACAAACAGTTCCTTGAACGTCGGGTTGATTGACGATGACGCCAGGGCCAGCGTCATCGTCATGTTGCCATTGTCCTGGATAAGGATCGTGAAGCCATAGGGCGCCAGCAGCGTGTCCCAGGCCGTATACGCTCCGGGGATTGTGCCATCCCACTGGTTGGCCGCGATCTTGGCGCGCAGCAGCAGCTTGTAGATGTCGTCGGGCAGCGCGATCAGGCCTGTTGTCGGCTCGCCCGGCGCCCATATCACGCCTTGCTCAAAGCCAAGCCCTGCGGTGTCGAACGAGAAGTAGACCCCTTCCAGCGGGGCCCTGACATTGCGCGAGACGCCCACCCATTCGCCGATGATGTCGAGTTGCGCGCCGACTGCATCGTCGATGTCGAACTTGCCGGCCATGGCATCCAGCACGGCAATCTGATCGGCCAGCGGTTGCAGGCAGGCGGTGACAGTGGCGACGAACTTTGCCTTATTGGCGTGCTCCGACGTGATCAGCCCGGTGTAGGGCGTGATGTCTCCACTCATGAGATCAAACTCAGCGACACGTCGCCAGTCACGCAGGTCGCGGACTCGTCGAAAGCGATGGGGATATCAGCCGCCGCCGGGCTGTCGCCATAGATCGCAATCTCAAGGCTCAGCAGGTTGAACGTGCCGATTCCGCCGCTGCCTTGGATGCCGGCCGAGATCACCTGCGTGAGGTAGACGCTCTCGCCCAGCGGCAGGTCGTTGATGTAGCTGGCGATGGCCGAAACCAGCGCGTTGCCGATCGTCACGGTATAACCGGTCAGGGCCTTGATCGAGACGTTGACGATGATGCGGCGATACGTCGGCGTGCTGAACTTGATCGTCGCCGGCATGCCGCGGCTGTCGATCACGATCTTGCTGATGGTCCCGGCCGTCCCGCCGCCAGGAATCTTCGAGCGTGCGATCGTCTGGGAAATGGCGTCAGCATCGCCGCCCTCGATTACCAGCGCAACGCTGTGGCTGGGCGTACCATTGCCGTTGGTCGCATCGGTCGTGTTTTCGTCATAGGTCACACGGGTCACGCCTGTGATGTCCTCGATCGCAGCGGCCAGCGTCTCCATGGGCGACGTTGCCCCGAGCGCCGTGGAGCGCGACTGGCGCTGGCGCAGCTTGGCATCGCTTTCCTGCGCGGTGCCGGGCGATGCTGCGACGGCGTTGGTCACCGAGATCCAGCCCAGCGTCGGCGTGCCGATCTTGGTCAGGCTGCCGATCGCGGCCGAGATCGCCCCGGCGGTCGTGCAGGTCGCGGTGACGGTGATCGAATTGGTCGACGGAATCGTGACGCTGGCCGGGAGAGCCCAGGTGTAAGCCCCATCGGCATCCTTGACCGTGCCATTGGTGATGATCGTCCCGGCGGCGCCGGTGATCGTGACGTCGCAGGTCGAATAGGTGGCTGCCTGCTTCTGAAGGCCGTTGATTTTGACCACGGACGCCAGCCCGGCACCCTGCGCGCTCGACGGCGAGCGGGCGTTGTAGGCCGCGATGCAAGCATTGTTGGTGTCGTTGAAGCCCTGCGCCAGGATCGCCAGCCACTGACCGTCCTGCGTGTCGGCATCCAGTACCACGTCACTGCCGTAGATGCCGCGAAAGCTGGCACAGAGCGACAGGTAGATGTCATCATAGCTGGGCGCCGAGATGCCGTTCTCGTCGATCGTGCATGCCAAAGTGGCGAGGGGATAAGTGGTCACAGGCGGTCCTCTGCGGGGAGCAGATCGGGCTGGGCGGCGATGGCGGCCATGTCAGGCGGCGCGAACGGCCAGGGTCTTGGCGATCGTCACGGTTTCGGTCGTGCCGTAGATCGTCATCACCGTCGCGTTGATGCTCACCTTGCGCGCGCCGGTCAGGTCGCTGGCATAGGCCACGATCGAGGCGACGCCTTGCGTTCCCAGGATCACGCGCTTGATCTCGGCGTCATAGGTCGCGGCATTGTTGCGGCCGACGATCTTGCCCCAAGCGGTTCCGGCAGTGGTGTCGAGAAACCACTCACCCATGATCAGGCCCAAGCGCGTCATGATGCGCTGGCCGACCGCGCTGGGTTCGTCGACGAAATAGTCGGCGCCGCCTCGGCCGAAAACCATATCGCCGTCGCTGTCTTGGCGTCTTACGCGCATTTGGGATTCCCTGCTTGGGATGGCTGACGGTCCCAGCCACCCTCAAAGGCAGCAAGAGCGGTTAGGCGGTAGGCGTTTCCTGCGTCGGCAGCGCGGCGGTGATCGAGGCCGTCACGGCAGAAATCTGGCTGGCGGTATCGGAATCGGCCGAAGCCAGTTCCTGCTGTGCGGCTGCCAGCGCCTGCGCATTCGCTTGGTTGGTGGCGATCAGGGTGTTCGCCGCCGTATTCAGCGCGGTCAGCGCGGCGGCGGTCTGGGTCAAAGCGGCCATGAGTTTCATCTCCTCGAGTTGTTTGGGCAGGACAATCTTGCCTGTCAGCACTGCCCATGCGTGCTTCAGGCGAGACAGAAACGGCATAGCGAAGCCTTTCAGATGGACTTGACGGTTGTTGAGCCGCCAGTGATCACGCCGCCGCTCACGGTATCGCCGATCCGCGCCACGCCCATGCCACCAGCACCGCCGAGATCGACCGGCCCGACGAACTCGATGCCGCCCGGAGCCACCAGGCGCAGTTTCTGCGCGGTTGGATCCAATTCGATCATCGTCTCGCCATCATCGCTGCGAAGCTGGGCCGCCGTGGTGCTGATCCCGCTCAGTACACGCGGTTGCGACCGGACACCGGCCACCACGAACCCATCGGACAGGTCGTGCATGCGGTAGGCCATCTGCGGCTGCACACCGCCGCTCTGCCACCAGGCATCGATGCAGCGCGAGGCGAACACTACCAGGCACTCGTCGCCTTTCGCGATCGGGAACGTCAGCGAGACGCCGCCCCAGCCCGGGAAGCAGACCGGGCAGTCAACCAGCAGGGGCAGGTTGGCGTTGCTGGCCTGGCCGGTCTTGGGGTCGGACAGCACGCCTTGCAGCGACGGCTGCACTTCGCAGGTCATGGCGGTGGCATTGAACGACTGGATGATGCCGGGAAGGGCAGTCCACATCTCCGCCTGGTTGCCACGCACCGCCATGTCGATCGAGGTCGAGAGGTCGCCAAGGCGCTGTCTGGGGTCCATCAGAACTGGCCCTTTTGCACGAGGCCGGTAAGGCCCGATTTCGTCGGATCAATGGTCAGGCAGATGATGTCTGAATACCAGGCCTGGCCGCGCGTATCGCCGCTGTGCTCGATCACGTAGATTCGGTAGAAGCCATCGGCATCGAGTGGCGGAAGGTTGTTCACGTAGTCGAAGCTGGGCGACGGTTGGGCCGCCAAGATCGACGCATTGTCGATTTGCAGCCGGGCCCCGACTTCCAGCAGCGGATTCAGCAGGCAGCGCACGCGGATGCCGTCCTGTGTCTGTTCCGGCCAACCGATCATGCCGGTTGCGGCGTTCAGCACCACAGCGGCGCCGTCCTTGTAGCCTTGCAGCGGAACCCAATTGATGCCGCCCCGGTCGTAGAAATACCCGTAGCCCGCCGTCGCCGCAGCCTTGTGAAGGGCGGTGCGCGCCATGCCGTAGAGCACCCGGCCGCGCGGCAGTTTCACCGTGGGATTGTAGCTGTTGAACTGGATCGACTGGCCCATTGCCGTGCCGGCCGCATTCGCCACATCTTGCTCGGTTGCCCCGGCCGCCAGCGTGGTGTTGACCACGGCCTGATTGGCTTCGTAGCCCTCGGCGGCCAGGATATCGAGATAGCTGTCTACGGCGCTTTCCCGGCCAAGGCGTGCCTGGATCATCTGGCCGTCAAAGATCAGCCCGAAGTTCCCGCCCTGATACCCGGCCTGCAAGACGACGCGGGTGTATTCGTTGGCCTTGATCTTTTCCGCTGTCGCCCGCGCCACATTGTAGATGCGGATGTTCGTATACTGCGGGGTGCGCAAGTCCGCCTGGCGCACCGAGAACGAGAACTGCAAATCCGACATATCGATGCCGGTTTCATCATCGCCGATCAGCAGGGTTGCCCGGCGCAGGTATTGCATGGTCACGGCGTCACCAGCACCAGATGCGTGTCGGTCCCGAGATTGCCGAACGTCGGCGCAGCGTCGCCGCCGGCAGTATCGGTGACATAGAGCGCCGCGCCGCCCGCAATCCCGAGATAGGCATATTGCTCCATCAGGTTGGCGCCAGTCACCAGCGGAATGCCAGACACGACGGCCACGCCCGAGGCGTCAGCTATGTTAAGCACCCAGCCGCCTTCGTCATGGTCACGGTATTGCAGCGTCAACTGATAGGTCGTGCCGTTGAGCGCGATCGAGAACGTCTCGGCCTGCCCGGTCAGCGGGATTTCGTAGGCTGCCATGGTCGCCTCAATTGCTCGGCGTCGCGCCGGAATAGCTGCTGACCCGCTTGGAGCCGGTGCTCGCCACGCCCGAGGCCGATTGCGGCGACTGGCGCACGGCGTTCTTGGGCATCGCGGTTTCGAGTGTCTCGACCAGGATCACTTCTTGCAACTGGACCGTGATCATCAGCACGTTCTCGGTAGCGGCATCGGTTTCGACGGCCAGCGAGCGGATCAGCATGTTCTGGTACAGTCGCTTGCCGGTCTGCACCTCCAGCAGCTCGGCTGAGGCTTGCAGGTCCAGCAGCGAGGCATAGGCGTCGGAGAGCGACAGGCCAGCGCCCTTGGTCCCGGCCTGCACCGTCAACTGCGCCGGGTTCTTGAAGGCGTGATCGGTAATCGCCGCGCCGCGCTCCACCGGGTGCGTGGTGATCGTCAGATCGTCCTTGTGGGTCTCCTTGACCGTGACGTCAGCGATGAAGCCGCCGATTGCACGAATGACTGCCTGGGCCATGTCAGTAGGCGAACACGCCGGCCGACGATACCAGGCGCTGGTTGGCCGCTTCCTGCTGCGACATCACGCCCTGCGTAACGTCCCGGCTGTTGCCGCCGTGGGCATGGAACTGATTGTGCTGGTGGAAGACTACGCCGCCATGCGCTCTCCCTGCGAATGGAGTGTTAACCCGCCCAGCATTTGCGGCCAGTAAGCTCAGCAGTTCGCCATGGCCGATGATGCTGCGGCCTTTCTCCATGCGGATCATGGCGTACATCAGCTTTTCCAGTTGACTGGCGTCGGACAGGTTAAGCGCTTGATTCCGTGCAAACCCAGTCATCTTTGAAACAAACTGGATATAGCCTTCGGTGTTGTTCTCATTCGGCGGCGCGTAGCGGTAAAGAATCTGCGCGATCGTGTTTAAATCATCGCGCTTCTGATAGGTAACCAACTGGCGGCCCATCGCGACCAACGCGTCGGCCGTGCTGCGGAATTTCTGGAACCCGATGCCATTGGGGTTTCGCAGATTGCCGGCATTTATGCCGCCGCCCGCGCCTGCTCCCGGCGCGCTACCCGGCGCCCCCGCGTCGCCACCCCATCCGCCGGACGCACCGCCGCCTTGCTGATACTGGCCAGAGCCAGCACCGATAACGCCCATCATGAAGCTGTCGCCAGCCTGAGTCGTTTGCTGCGCGGCGTTGATGGCTTCGCGATATGCTGCCGCCCATTCGCCGTTCAGAACGTGCGTCACGACGCGCACTAGCGCGCTGATGGCCTTCACAGAATGATCGATCGCCGCTGTCAGTTTTTCGGCGAAATTCATCATGTAAGGCGTAGCCGCGAGATCGCCCAGCGCGTGCAGAAGGTCGCCGATATCGTTGATCAGATTGCGCAACTGCAAGCTGATGCCCGTCAGTTTCCGGCCCGACATGATCTCGTTTACCCAGCGGGAGAACTCCTCCAACTTAGGGATCAGCCATTCCAGCGCCTTGTATTCAGCGACGTCGAACGCAAGGCTCAGCTCTGCTTTAAGCTCGCGAACCCGCGTCATTGCATCATTCGATTTGCCGGAAAGGCCCTCCAAGTTCACGCCTAGGCGAGTTGCCATGGCTTCGTATTGTTTTTCGTATTCTCCCGTATCCTTAATCATCGCCTGGAGTTGAATGGGATCAATTCCAAGCATTGATGCATAGGCTTTAGCTCGAAAATACGGCATCTTCTGGAAAGTTGCAGAGAGATCCTTGGCCATTTCAACGGCATCGCCAAGATGCCGCCGATCCACCCCCAAGGCTCCCACAAACCACGATCCTGCATTTGGACTTGATTTCGCAAATTCTGCGATGCCCTCAAGCGCTGCCATTGCGCCTTGAGCAGATCCTCCAAGCTGCGAAATTGCGTAACCGTAGGCACGAACACCTGCTGCTGACGATCCGAGCCTTTGCGATCGCCAGTAAAGCTGGTCCAGATCGGGCAGGATGCGGGCCATCGCCTCGGCCACCTGCTTGGCGAGGTCGTAGATTGCCTCGCCCATCGCCACGGCCTTGGCGGTGGCGGCGTCCAGCCCCTTGTCGAACTTGTCCTGGCCCTCGACCTTGAAGCCGAGCGAGACCAAGAACTCTTTGATCACGTTGTCGGCCATGGGGTTCTCGCAACAAAAAAGGCCGCCCGGTGAGGGGCGACCTGTGCATGCCCGGCGGTGCGGGCGAATTTCAAGGAATGGTCAGGAACCTACGCTGCTACTCACGCGAGGGCAATAGGAAAGGGCGGCCCGAAAGACCGCCCACCTGATCTATTGGACTGTCAGCGGATAAGCCGCAGCGACCCCTGGCCGGAACGCCCGGCGATATAATGGTCGATTTCGGTCTTGCCGCCGTCAGCCAGCCAGCGGCGCGCCGTCGTTTCGTCGAACAGGCGCACCCGGCCCGAACCATGTTCAGACCGCCGGATCGGCACGGCGCGATCTTCGTGGTAGCGGCCCAGGCGACGCGAAATGAACTGCGTCGCGCCGCGCGGGCGCCGGCCCTTGGTGTAGCCGGCCATTTCCGCCACTTGCAGCGCGCAGACGCCCTGGACGATGCCATAGCGCCCGGCCAGCACTTCGCGCTCGACCAGCGCGGGCACCAGTTCGGCAAGCTGCTTGGTCATGATGCTCTTCACCATGCCGCCGATCGCATTCATCACGGAACGATCAAGGCTAGTGACCACGCCTTCCATATCGCCGCGCACCGCCACGCCCTTCGTCCAGTAGTCGTGCAGGACGATGGCGGATTCGGCTTGGTAGAGTTCGATCTTCGCCCGCTTCACCGGGTCGGGGATCTTGTTCGGGTTGATCGTGGCCAGCCACAGCGGCAGCTTGGCCACCGGCATGGAGAGCATTTCTTGGCGGCGGCCAGTAGTGTCGTGCGTCACCATATGGTGACACGCGAAGCGCGAGCCGCATTCAGCCAGCTTGCGCTGCTGAACCTGCCAAGCCAGCCCGAGATTTTCCACCACGCGGCGCATGGCCACGTAGGGTTCGCCCTGGTGCTGGAAGGTGACGATCTGGTCGCCGTGAAAATCGATGGCGACAACGCTGCTTTTCGGAGTATCGGAGGTAGGAGGCATGAGACGATGCCTTTCTTGGTGTGCGCCAGACTTCGGCCTGACGCGTGCCGAGGATGCGGCGGGCGGGAAGGGCAGGCCTCGACAACCAAACACCTTCCCGTCCGTCCACGACGCTTGGGAGCGCCGCTTTCCCCTTCCCAGGGGGGAAACATGAGGGCCGAAGCCCTGTGTCCAATTCTTCCCAGATTACACCGTCGTAACGCAAACCGATTTCGAAGGTCAGACTGCGAATCGCAAAGTGGCTCAACTTTCGCTCATGCTCGCCGGAGCAGGTCGAACGGCGCCGTTTCCGGCACGCGATAGCGCCCGACGGCCCGGCCAAGGATTTTCCGGCCAGGGCGGCTGCATTCGCTGGCACAGACCAACCTGGGCGACGCGCCGTAATCCAGCACATACATGAGCGCGCCGACCGCCGGGGTCCGATTGCTGGTGTCGACCATGGCGGCGAGGCCCGGCGCGACGACTGCGGCGCGGTGGTCGTCATCGGGAATGCTGGAAAATTCCGGCATCATCTTGACCTGTTGAGCCAGGTCGGATGCGCCACTGCCGCCGGCCGCGCCCTGCGCAATCGAGGGGCTGAGCGCGGCAACGCCAATGGCGGCGCTTGCCACCAAAAAGGAGCGGCGGTCCATTACGCATCCCCCAGCAGGCGCAGATCGGCCATGAAAGCGTCCAGCCACTCGTCCGGTAGCCCGAGCCCGTCCCAGCGCTCTTTTGCCAGTTCCATCTTGTAGAGCAGCGCATTGGCGTTCGGCGAGGGCACGTCGCCCACCAGATGATCCATGGCGATGCAGTAGGCATCAACGGCGTCGTCAGCGCGTGGATCAGTGGTAGGAAGGCTATCGGAGTACTGGCGCTTCATCTGATAATCGTGGAGCGCAGCGTCCCACGCCGCATGATTGGCTGCAGGGTGGGCGATGGCAGAAACGGGGATGGCTGTGGCGCCAATGGCGACGATGGTGCCTAGGCCGCTGCGGACGAATGCACGGCGATCCATCACGAACGCCCCTTGACCAGCTGGCGCAGGATTTCGCGCATGATGTCGTTGTCGGCGGGATTTTGTGGCGCCGGGTTCTGGAGCGGGGTAAAGACGAAATCAGCCATGTCGATCTCCTTGGGATCGGGTTGGTTAGGAGCGGTGCAAGGATTAGGCCCCTTGCGCCGCTCTGTTTTTTAGGTAATACCGTTTAGCCATGACGTCAACAAAAAAAGTATTACCCAAAAAGAAGGGTCGGCCAGCTACCGGGAAAGACCCGGTGCTTACCTTTCGCTCGCCTCCGGAATTGACCGCCCAGGTCGAGGCTTATGCAGAGGCTGCGAACATGCCCCGATCCGAAGCGATCCGGCGCCTCGTAGAGGCTGGACTCTCGCGCGACGGAGGGTAATTCTGTGCCCCGGCATGGGGGTGGCATTATGGATTGCAATTGTCCGAGGTGTGGGAGTGAGAACACGCAGCGATTGGCGCTGTTGGTCGCATCCAATACGCAAGCGACCGTTTCCCAAAGCGGGACGATAGGCTATTCCCCAGGCACTAAGCTACTCGCCGCTGCCACGCACACCAGCGGCATAACGACGTCGGGCGCGGCCATGGCAGCCCGTCCGCCGCAGCGACCATCGCGGTCGGTTTTCCCAATCATCCTGTTCTGCTTGGTCGGGATCGGATTTTTGAACGCGGCAGGGCAGGGGCGATACGGGGCGGCAGCCATCTCCGCATTTTTCATGGTAGCGACCGGCGGCATCTGGTTCTTGCTTGAGCGGTCATACCGCACATCGGAGCAGGCATACCTTGAAGAACTGGCCGAATGGCGCCGCAAGTTTGCCTGCCTGCGCTGCTCGCACATCTTCGTCGTCGACATGGACGCCTACTGACCCTGCCTCGCCGCAGCCTCGAACCGCCGCTGGTTCTCCTGCCTGACCGCGATAGCGTCGTTCATGCGCGCAATATCGGATAGGCCCAGCGCTGGATCGAGCAGCTTGTCATAGGTGATCAGCCCTTCAAGCACGGGCTGCATAAGCCAATCCATGCCTTCCTCGGGGCTGGACGCGGCCTCGAAATTCAGGCTGCCGCCGATGGAGAACTCAAGCTGCGGCCGGGAAAAAAATCGGCCATGTTCTCCCGGATCGTCTCGAACGTGAGGCGAATCATGCCGGGCATCTGGATATCGTCGAACATGAGCCGGCCGCCCGCCCAGACCTTGGCCCAGGCCTCGCCGTTCTTGCGCCGGCACTCGGCCAGGCAGCGCCCGATCACGTATTCGGCATCGGCATCGGACAGTTCGCCCAAGGCCGACATGATGCTGGCCATGATCGCGCCGCTGGCTTCCCCGTCACCGATTTCTGCCACGCCCTTCTGAAAGGCCGCCATCGCCGGGGCAATGCGCCGGGTGATGTGGAACTGCGACATCGGGTCGAGACTGGCTAGGCGATAGGTCGCGCCTTCAAATTCGATTTCCGCCATGGTCAGGCCGCCCCGCTGCCGAGAAAGGTATGGATCGATCCGGCCGTGAAGCTCCATTCCAGCGCCGGTCCCTCCTTGTCATAAACGGTGTCCGGGAACTTCATGAACGCGCAGGCGATCGCGTCGTGGCTGTCGCCCAGGTTCGTGTCGCGGACCAGGATCGTGTTGCTGCCCCAGGCCGAGGTGTCGGCGGCGTCGGCATCATACATGCTTTGCAGCATGGCATTGACCGGCGACGTCTTGAGCAGGCGCACGGTGATGGTGCCCGACTTGTCGGCGTGCAGGCTGTTCATCGGCGTGCCGTCGGCGCCCACCGTCAAGGTGTTGCGGTCGCCGCGGCGCGCGATCGTGATGCCGCCCTCGGAATTGCCGTCCGAAAGCGAGAACGAACCGTTCGGCCCGGAGATCGCCGCCGAGACGTCGTAGAAGCTGTAGGTATAAGGCATCGGTCAGAACCCCGGATCAGCGGTTGATGGTGAGCAGCGCATTCACGCTGTGGACGGCGCCAGCGAGCTTGACGGCCACCTGGATCGGCGGCGTGACGCGCTTCTTGCGGTCGGCCGCGCTCTGGCTGGAGAGGCGTGGGATGTAGATGTAGAAGCCCTTGGGCAGCACATCGCCTTCCTTGAGTGAGCCGAAGCCCGCCGCCTGCCAGGTCAGGCCTTCACCGATCAGGCCGTTGGTGACGCCGACGTTCAGAGACGCGGTCATGACGGTCTGCAACTCGGTCATGCCCTTGTCGGTCTGTGCGACCTTGGGGCTCGCAGCCAGCTTGTTGAACTGGTCGGTCTGCACGCGGTTGGCCAGCCAGTCGAGGCCGTACACTTCGTCGATGAACGCATCCCCGAAGCACATGCCATTTACGACGATCGAGGCCTCGTTGTCGAAGGTGGCGAAGTAGTTGTAGCGCTTGGCGTCCAGCGCGTTGGCCTGGCTCGACCGAAGCGATTCCGCCGCGAGGCCGACGATCGTCTTCCACATGACGGTCGGCATGGTGTTGGTGCCGCTGAAATCGGTGGAGAGCAGCACGCCGAAGATGCCGGCCACGGCATAGGGCGAGGCCGTCGAATAGATGCCGAACGTGCGCTGGTAGCCGGCCTGCTTGAGCAGCGAGCCGATGTCAGCCGAACTGGCGTTGTCGATCGCGGTCGTGCTCGAAACCGTGATGCCGTAGGCATGGATACCGGTCTCGATATAGGCGGCGATGGCCTGGCGGTCGCTGTCGCTGGGCATGGTCGAAGCCGCGAACATCAGGCCCCACCAATAGGTCGGCAGATCGTCGAACAGCGTCACCGCCGACAGTGCCGATTCCGCGACGATCCCGGCCACAGTATAGCCGCCGCTGGTCGAGAGACCGCCGAGCAGGCCGGCGATGTTTGTGCCGCTGGTCGGAGCCGTCAGGAACGAGACTGCCGAAGTGGCGCCAGTCGTGGCGGACTTGAACACGAACCGGGTGCCATCCCAGGTGCAGGTGGCGCCCACCGACGCCGAGGTCAGGGCGGCGCTGATGATCGTCGCCACGTTCGACAGGCTGGTCGCGGCCGACAGGTTGATGCCGCTGATGTTCGTGGGCGAACCTGCCCCATCGACGGCGATCTTGAAGCCACCACTGGTCACCGCCGTGAAGTTGGACAGAGCCTGCTGGGCCGAGGTCAGGATCGCGCCCTTGAGCAGCCCCGCCGTCGCGGTGCGCGCCCAGCGGCCGATGAACAGGCTGGCCGGAGCCGGCTTCTGGCTGAAAAAGATCAGCGCCGCCGCATATTCTGGCGCCGACGTGCCGAAATCGGCCTCGACGTCGGATGCGTCCGAATAGGTGCGCATGCGCTCGGTCACGTCGATGACGTCGCTGTCGCCCAAAATCAGCAGGGTATTGATGTTCTGATACGAGGCGGCCGCAGCCGTCAGGGACCACGACGCCTTGATGAGGCGCGAGGTCGGCAAGCCAGTGGTCATGGGGACTCTCCGGTCAGTCGTCGGTGGTGACGGAAATGGATTCGGTGGGGCCGGCGTCGGTGGCGATGCCACCGTCAACGCCAGTCAGGCTCAGGATCGGGTAGACGTCGGCGATGGCGCGGCGGAACACGAAGGTGACGTCGATGCGGTTCGACCAGCGGTTGTTGATCAGCACCGGCGCCTTGACCGGCTTCTCGGCGTGCATCAGCGCGATGCCTGCCGAGGCCAGGACTTCGCGGTTCTGCTCAATCTGGATGCCGTTGCGCGCCATGCGGGCAGCCTGCTGGGCCTTGTCGCCGTAGAAGCTGGCCATCACCTCCAGACGCTCATGCTGGATCAGCCGATAGGTGCCGTCTGCGCGCAAGCCCTGCGGCGCGAAATCGTCGTCGTCGATCGCCATGACGCCCACGCTCGCCCAAGTTCCGTCGAACTGCGGCGCAATCGCGGGCTCGGGGTTGAACCGGCGCACGACACGGCGCGGATCCAGCCCGGTGATGCCCGCGATCGTCACTCGGAACAGGTCGTCAAGCGCTTCGTCGTTGACCGGTGGCGGCGTGGTGGGCAGCAGGAAGCCGCTTTCGCTGCTGTCCCGGCTCATTGCGCCACCTGCCCACGACTGACCTTGCGGGCCAGGGCCTCGATGAACCCGGCGCCATAGGTCGTCCAATCCTGCACCAGGAACACCTCGTAGACGTCGCCGAGAAACACCACGATGTCGGACTTGAACTGCACCAGGTCGGTGGGGATCACGGCATTGCCATAGATGTCGGTCTGCACCGGCCCAAACGGCAGCGGCGGTGTCGCGCTCGATGACGTGCCCTCGGTGTAGAGCCGGAAATCGGTGTAGATCGTGATCAGGTTTTCGACGCTGGTCAGGTCGGCCTGGCGCAGCATTTCGGGATTGGCGCCAGACTGGATCGAGCCGAGCGGCTGCGGCGTGATCAGGGCGGGCGCGGCGGTTTCGACGCCATTGCCGCCATAGGTGATCTGCCGGCGCCAGATGGTCATGGGCTGGAAAAAGTCGGGGTCGCCGATCAGATCATCCATGTCGATCATCAGCGGTTGCCCTTCTTCGCCCCGGCCGGGCGAATGACGAAATCGATGTTGCGGCGGTATTGCCCGGTATCGAGCAGCGGCGTCTCGCCCTCGCGGCCCCGGCGCTTGCGATTTTCCAGCGTGCGCTCGGCCAGCGGCGGTGCGATGCCGTCGGTGATCAGGTTCTTGATGGACGACGTGACGGTGAAGCCGACCTTGCCGTGCGCCGCGCGGATTGCCTCGCTGTTGCCATCCAGCACCTTGGGTGCCGCCTCGCGGTAGAACTTCTCGACCTTGGGCAGCGCTTTCTGCGTACCGGGCACCAAGTGGGGTCGCGCCGGGATATTGGCTTCGGGCGCGCCGAACTCGTTGAGATAGCCGATCTCGGCATTGTTCAGCGCCGGCCGGGGTTCGTCCGGCTCGGGATCGCGAAAGGCTTTTTCCGAAGGGATGCCCACCAGCACGCGGTCTTTGACAAGCGCCTTGAGTGCAGCCTTGACGGCGGCGGTCCGGTCCTTTGTGACGGTCGTTCCATTGGTCACAGTTGCCGACCACCCGATCCGACCATCAGCGCCAGTTGCCAGAACTGAACGCCATAGGTGGTGGCGTTCCAATCACCCGCGCCTTCCAGCGTCACCGCCGAGACGTCCTGGCTCTTGGACAGCTTGTCGATCGACTTGGCCGTGGTCGGGCCGTCAATGGCGCCGACGGCACCGCCCTTGGCTGCGGCGATGGCGTTCTTGCGCTGCACCGCCATGTTGTGGGCGATGAACAGCATGGAACCGTGGTCGAGCAGGGCGTCCCACCGATCGGCGCGAAGGCGCAGCGCGGCGATGCCCTGCCAGAACGTGAAACTGGCTTCGGGGTATTTGGTCTGGTCCGAAAACTCGGGGAAGGCGGCAATGAAATCCGAATAGGCGAATGCCATGCAGCCCTCCCCGGGCAAAAGAAAAGGCGCCGGAAAGCGCCTCGTTCAACCAGCGATCAGGACGGGATCAGTCGACGCCGTCGCGGTAGCCGATGGTTTCGGGATAGACGGTCTCCACGCGGCCCAGGCGGCCATAGTAGGGCACGTCGATCCAGATGCCGCGATATTGCGGCTGCATCGACTGGAGCGGCACCATGGCGAAGCGCACATAGGGTTCATAGCGGCTGTAGGCCACCATGCGGCCATAGGTTGCCGCGGCACCGCCCGGCCCGTTGAGATTGGCCTTGTCGAGCCACTTCACCGGGTAGATTTCCAGGTCGATGTTCTTCTGGGCCGTGAAGACGTTGTTCTGCTTCACATATTCCAGAATGCTGATGTTGCCGGCTTCCGAGACCTTGGTGGTCGCGATGTAGCCGAACGCGCCGGGCGAGAGCAGCACGTTCTTCGGCGGGGCCTTGTAGCCCGACGCCGCCCAGACCGAGGTCAGCAGTTCGTTGAAGTCGGCGGTGATTTCGTCCGGCGTCTTCGTGATGAACGGCAGGCCCGACGCGGCGCCAGCAGCGACGTTGCCGGTGTTGGCCACCAGCGCGGCATTCACCAGGCCGGTGGCGCTGACGGTGGGATCGCCGACATAGACCATCTGGTCGGTGTCCATCTGGTGCTTGAGGTTGAGGCCCGCCAGCATCTGGGAATCGATCGGGCGACCAAGCTGCTGGGCGCTCAGCAGTTCGGTGATCGTGTAGCTGACCGTCTCGGTCCAGAGCGTCAGCGGGTTCACGACCTTGGCGATGTCGACGTTGATCCGCGAGATCGTGGTCGTTTCGCGCCCGGCCCAACTGATGCCGCCAGACGAGGGGCCGCCGGTCGAGGCGAAGGTCGACGTGGTGTAGGACGAGTTTTCGTCGCCCATGGTCACATCGGTGCGCAGGTCGATGTCGCGGCTCCAGGTCGTGTCGACCAGGGGCTCATGGATCATCGGATCCAGGCGTTCGAGTTCGCCCACCAAGAACGCGCCGGCGCTGTCGATGGTGGCCTGGTCGAAGGTCTGGAACGCATCGCGCAGGAAGCGGGTGGCCTTGCGGTTGTCGCCCCATGCCAGCGCGGCGGCGATGGCGGGGGCGGCCGCCGTGGCGACGAGCGCGATCGACGGCACGATGATGGCGGGACCGCTCTCCCGCATACGGAGGGTATTCATGCTTGTGGTCTCCTGAGGAGAAAGGCCCGGCCTCTCACGACCGCTGGCCAGGGGTTGATCAGTACGGAATGCCGACGGAAATCTCGACGTTGCCCGCCGCGTCAGCCGGCCCGGTGAAGGCATAGAGGCTGGGCGCGACCAGGCCCGAAGACGTGGTGTTGTCTTCGATGCCGCCGATCGCCAGGCTGCCGTTCACGGTGGTGCGCACATAGGCCTGCGCGCCCTTCGCGGCCGTGCCATTGGCCAGCGTGGCACCGATGAAACCGACCTTCATCACATCGATGATGCCGGAGGTCGGGGGTGTGCCGGCGCCATAGCCCGAGGCCGCGCCGGTGGCATCCTGGGTGGGATAGGGGCGCACGGTGATGCCGTAGATCACGCCGGCAGCGTCACCGCTGGCGAGCGTGCGGACCTTGCCGTTGACCAGCTTGACGGGCTGGCCATAGGCGGTGGGCGGATTGGCGCTGTCGATGACCTCCTGCGAGATCACCTGGCCAGGGAAAGAACGGCTGACGGCGCCGGGAATGGCAACGTTCATCCGCGTGGTAATCGCCGTCATGTCGGCTTCCTTTCGCTTGGGTGGTTGAGTGGGGTGGTGATCAGCGCTTGGCCTGGCGGCGAGCGGCGATCTGTTCCTGCATCTTGGCGGCCGTCATCGGGCCCTGCGGGATCGCGGTGATGGCGCGCGGCCGGGTGTTGTGCACCTTGGCCACGGCGGCGGCGGCGTCGAACAGGACGCGGACCTGGGCTGGCTTGGCCTTGGCCAGATCGGTATTGGCCAGGATCGGCTCGATCACGGCGCGGCGGGCGCTGTCGTTGAACGCGCGGGCCAGGACATCGCGGCGCATTTCGGTCAGCGCGCGACGCTTGGGCGTGCCGTCCATGGTGCCGGTCTTGAAACCGGGGAAGATGATTTCGGCCTTGGCCTGGGCGTCCATGACTTCGGAGCGATCGGCTTCGACTTCCTCCTCGGGATCTTCATCGGTGGTTTCGACCACCGGGGCGACGGGCTCGACCTTGTTGGCGGCCATTTCGTCGAGGCGTGCCATGATGCCGCCCAGGCTGTCTTCCAGCGCCTTGAAGCGGGCTTCGTTCGGATCACCATCGTCGGTGAGCACGGCGGCCGGGGCCGGTTCTTCGCGGGTACCGTTGTGGATGTGGACGTGCACGCCGCCTTCATCCCCATCGGGCTCGCCAGTGCCCAGCACTTCGGAAGCGTCGGCGAGCGCGCTTTCCAGGGCCGTTTCGTCATTGTCCCGGAATGCCGCGCGGACGCGGTCCATGAGGGACATCTTGCGCTTCGCCATGTCATTCTCCTTGTCAGTGATGGCGCAGGTTGAGCCAGCGCGACCTCGGTCGACGATGGCGGTGTGGTTGCCGATGATGCGCGCCTGGCGCCCGAGGCCGGGCTTCACCTCTTCGACCTCGGCGTCGTAGCCAAGACTGATTTCCCGCTTCTTCTTGGCCAGGATCTTGGCAATCATCGGTGCATCGGTGATCAGCAGGTCGGCCACGAGGAATTCGGAATCGGCACCTTCGCCCCGGCGCGGGTTGAGCGTGACGCCGACCTGATATTTCCGGGCGTCGCGCTCGCTGAGCAGGGCCGGAGGGTGATCATCGGTCACGGGCTTGCCGTTGAAGCTGGCCAGGGCCTCGGGATCGAACAGCACGTCGGCATCGCGGGTGACGACGATCATCTGGCCGTTCGGAGCGGGTTGCACCTCCGGCACTTCGTCGGGCCGGTAAAGCATCGCCCCGGTCCGCGCGACGCGCACGGCGGTGCAGAGCAGATAGCCTTCCGGCGTCAGCGCCTGGGTGCGGCCAAGCTGTTCCGGCGCATAGGTCGCCTGTGGGCTGCGGTCGATGACCATAGCCCTGTCACGATGCACCGTCATGATCAGGAAGCGACGGCGCCAAGCTGGGCCGACGTGATCGCGGTCGCGCTCTTGCAGTAGAAGGTGGCGCGGCGCGCGTTGGTCAGGGTCACCGAGGCGCCGGCCGTGCCACCATCGATCTGGATGCCCGAAGCGGCGGGAAACACCTTGATCGGGTTTGCGCCGTCGTTGAACACGGTCACCGACTGGCCGGGTGAAAGCGCGGGCAGTGAGACGGCATCACCACTGTTGGCCGCCGTGGCGACGAAGTTGATCTTGCTCGTCAGCGCCGTAGCACCGACCAAAGTCTGCGTCGTGCTGGCAGTGATGCCGGTCGTCACGCTCTGCGCGTCACCGGTCGTGCTGAATCGCGTGGTCCAGGTGGGCGACGCCTGCGTTCCGGTATTCTGGTAGAGGATGCCGGTCGTGGTATCGACCAGAAGCTGGCCTGGATTGGCCACGCCGGCGCCCGTGCCATTGGTGCCGTTGACCGGTGCACCAGCCTTGGTCAGCGTCACGGTCGCGGCCAGGCCAGCAAGGTTGAACGTGGTTGCGTCGATCAGGGCGCGGCGAAGCGCACCCTTCCGCTTGTAGGCGGGAAGAGCCATAGGTATCGTCCTTCTCTATGAGGCATGCACCGGAAGACATCGTCGATCAGTTGCGCGCGATTGCCGAACTGGACGGTGTCGAGCTTCCCGACCTGGCGGCCGAGGATCTCGTTGAGTTCGATGCCGCCGATTACATCGAATATCTCTGGGGCTATCTGGCCCGCATCAGGGATGGGGACGGCGACCCGGTTGACCTGGCGCGCGAGGCGCTGGATCACTCGAAATGGATTCTAGGCCGTTAGGCTGTCTTGGCGCCCTTGCCGGCGAACACGCGCGGTTTCGGTTCGCCGCCGCCATTTTCGAGCAGGCGAATATCGGCTTCGATCTTTTCGGCTTCGGCGTTGTCGGCATCGGCCAGCGCCTGCTTTTCTTCGGCTTGGGCCAGCAGCGTTTCCGATTCCGCGATGTGAGCCTGCGCACTGGCGCGCTTGGCCTGCGCGGCTTCGGCCAGGATCTTGATCGACGACATGGACGGTCCTTTCTGTGGCGCTCAGATGGCGCCGACGTGTTTGAGGGTTGCGGCGACACCGGGGTGCAGCGGCGATGGTGCGTCTTTCGGGTGCGCCCAGACGGCATCGGTATGCTCAGCGTTCAGCACTGGCGCGAAAGGCCGGGGCAGCTCGGCGCGATAGGTTGCAAAACCGGATCGGCTGTCGATCAGCCGCAGCGGCCAATTCGCGTTGCACCCGGCTTCTTCCATTGCCTCGCGCCGGGCGGCCGTTGCCGGCGATTCGCCATCCTCGATCTTTCCGCCAGGCCAGCACCATGTTTCCGGGTGGCTTGCGGTGTCGGCACTGCGGCGCAGGAACAGCATGCGGCCATCGGGGTCAACGCACATGATGCCGGCGGCACGCACGATATCTGCGCCGCTGTCGCGCAGTTGGACGTGGATGTGCATCGTCACCTCAAAACACGGGCTCAGGAAAACACCGGCAGTTCCAGATCGCGCCGGGCAGCGCGTGGTGCCCAGGATCGCATTCCGGCGGTTCGTCCCAGCGGAACGTCTTGCCATCCAAGGCCTTGTGGCTCGGCCGCACGTCGCTGTCGCGCGAGGTTCGCCAGATGAAGTGGGTGGAACCGATGTCCTCGGCCCGCGCCCGGGTGAACTCCGTCGACGTCCGCGAAACCTCGGTGCGTGCGATCAGATCGGCCCGGCTCTTGCTGACCTGGCCCGACCGCATAATCTCGGCAGCGATTTCCCTGGCGCGCGTGCCCTGCGTCAAGCCCTCGAGCGTCAGCTTGTGCACCCGCTCGGCGGCGTCGCGCGGGAGACTGGTGATCAACCGCACCTGATCGCCCAGGCGCTGTTGCGTCAGGGCGCCAACGTCTGTGCTGTTCAGTTGCGCCTGCATCAGGCGGGACATCTCTGCCGATGCCTCGCGCCAGGCGCGGCGGTCACGGGAATCGATCTCCTCGACCATCCGCCGTCCGACAACGCGGGCCCATGGCTCGATAATCTGGGCGTAGCGCTCGAGCGCCTGCCCGATCCGATCGGCAACCGCCGGATCTTCCGGCACCCAGATCGTGTTGATCAGTTCGCCGACGTGCGCTGCGATCTTACGCAGTTGGCTGGCGTACTGCCTCTCCACCTTCGCCGTCTGCACCAGGCGCCGGGATGACCTGGCCCGGTCCATCACCGGCAGGCGCGACAGCGTCGGGATCAAGCTCGGTCGGGCGAGGTGGGGCAAGCTCGGCCTCCTTGATTTCGTCATCGGTGATGTTCGAGAACACACCGGTCTGGTCGGCGCTCTGCTTCAGTTCGCGCATGGCCGACGGGGCGCTGATCAGGCCCAGTTCCGACGCGGTGCCGACGGCATCGACGATGGTTTTGGCGAGCTGACCCTTTTCGGTGTCGGACATTTGCCAGAGCGGGTTGAACGTGGCGCGGAAGCCTTGCGGCGGCGGCGAGCCGATCACCGACCGGTAAAGGATCGACATGACCTTGTTCACCGGCTCACGCAGGTCTTTCTGCTGCTTGGCGCGGATCGCGTCGTAGTAGTTCCGGAGGTCGCTTTCCCCGGTGCTGTTGAGACCCGCCGGCGACTGGCCGAACAGCCGCACCAGCGGGATTTGCGTGGCCCCGGACAGTTGCTGACCAAACCCGAGCAGCAGGTCGTTGAGCCCGGAAAAGCTGTAGGTGTGCGTCTCGAAATCGTCCTCGGAATCCAGCATCGTCAGCCCTTCGCTGGACTGAAACTTGCGGATCGCCTCGACGTGCTTCTCGACAGCCGTTTCTGCCTTGCCGCCGGCTGCCAGGATGCTGCGCAACCCCTTGATCTTGAGCGTGCGCAAATAGGCCTTGTAGATCAGCTGGGCCGAACCCTGGCTGGCACTGTCGTAGGCGACCAGGCGATCGTACATGCGCTCGACCACCGACATGCCCCAGCCCGCCTCGGCGATGCGCTGGAAGTAGGGCAACTTTACGCCCTCCATGCGGATCACGCGGCTGTGGTGGATATCCTGCAACTGGAAGGCGGATGCCTGCGGCCCGACTTTGTAAAACTCCGGCCGGCCAACAACGGTGCCATTGAGCGGCATGGAATCGCTTGTGACGGGCAGCAACTCCCAACGGCCCAGCGGCGTGATGCCGAGGAACTGGCCTTGCCCGATCGTATCGACGTTCAGTTCGGTCGAGACGTCCTGGCCATCGATGTCGATCACCCCGATCGCACCGCCATAGAGCCGCGACCACTGGATCACTTCCTGGAGCGATTGCCAGATTTGCAGATCGTCCTCGGCGGCGTGGATACGCTCGATTGCGCTGGGCGCCATGGTCGAGCCGAAATCGACACCCTCGCGCGTCATGTCCTCGGCGACGGCGTCGACCACAGCGCCGACCACCCACGATCCGCGGTACATCGCCTCCAGCGTGCGCGGCTGCCGGGTGAGCAGATTCGACAGCACATAGGTGTTGGCGTCGCTCATGTTGCCCGCGCCGACGCCGAGACGTGCCTGCATGTTCTGGAAGCTGTCGGCGGTGGCCCGGTCCATCTGCGGCCGAGGCGCGGCTTGGCTGCGGCCACGGGCGCGGCGCTGTGATCGTCGGCTCATCCGTAGGCCTTGAGGTAGGTGTTGAGGTCGAAATCCTTGGGCGCGAACGTCAGGCCCAAGGCGTCGGCAATGTCCGGGGACCGCAGGCCCCGCTTTTTCATGTCGGCCTTGCTCTCGACCACGATGCGGCCCGAGCTATCAATGCGGTAGCGCGGGGAAGCTAGTTCCCCTGCCAAGTCATCCGCGACCTCCTTGTCGAGTTGCCCGAAACTCGGCTCTTCCGTGCGCACCCACTCCGCAACCTCCATCCAGAGGTGATCGCGCAGTTTGAATGGCTGCCCATCGATCTTGGACCACTGGGTGCGTTCCGGCGCTGATTCCGACACCATGACGCCGACCACCGGCTCGCCTTCCTCGACTAGCCGGTCGACGACGCCTGCGCCGACACCATTGGCATCGACGTAGATTTCGTCGGCTGCCCATTCCTGGCGCAGGGCTTTTGCCATGCCGGCCGTGGCCATCGTATCCTGCTTCGCCACGACCTTGCACTTCTCGACCACGTTGCCGGCGCGCAGAATGAAGACCGTCCGGTCATCGCCGAACCGGGCCACGTCAACACCAAGCCGCCGGTCGCCGCCGGTAGAGGGCGCATCCCGGCTGATCGCTGCCTCGACATCGTCGATGCTGATCAGCGTGTCGTCGTCTTGCTTCGGGAACTCGCCGTCGGCGCGAACCCGGACCACGTTCGACCCTTCGCCGAACTTGCGGACTAGGCGCTCGCGGTAGCTGGGATCGACCAGGGGGCTGTCGTTGCAACGGAAGTGCAGCGCGGTGAAATCCGCCCGGTCCTGTTTGTGTGATCGGGCGAAATAGCCGGTGTTGCGGGTCGGGTTTCCGACCATGAGCAGTCGGGCGCCATGGGATGACAGCGCGCCTTCTGCCACTTCGAAAATCTTGTCATCGACGCCGCTGGCTTCCTCGACCACGAACATGATCGAGCCTTCTTCGGTCGCCACCTCCTCTACGCTGGTACCGTCTTCGCTGATCCTGACGCCGCTGGCGTGGAAGCCTTGCAGCGCATCCGGGTTCTCCTTGCGGGCGGTACGGGCCACCGCGAACCATTGGTCTGGGCTGCCTTTGTCGGCGATGCGGTCCTGATTGACCGTGAACAGGTTCGACAACCACAGTTCCTGGGGAAGGCCCTGCGACCGGCTCATCGCGTCCGATTTCCGCGCCCACTTCCCGAGTTCCGACCAAAGCACGTCGCGCAGCTGGCTGGCGCTGGGCGCGGTGCACGGGATCTTGGGAAAGTCGAAGCATTCCAGCATCCACCAAACCGCGGCAGATACCGAGCCTGATTTACCGACGCCGTGGCCGGCACGGGCCGACACCTTCGCGCCCTCCGGTTCAATCGCCTTGAGCAGGTCCGCCTGCTGCGTCGTCGGGTTCAGTCCGAGCCGTTGCTTGGCGTAGAGCAGGATATCCCGGCGCCAGATTCCCCGCAGTTGCTGGTAACCGTCGAGATCAATCTCGGTCAACATCGGCGCCGGCCTGTCGCGCGGCAGCCAGCAGCCCGGATACCCCGCCCTTGGTCTCGAGTTCGACCGGGCCGCCATCCTTACCAGTCAGTTCGACCCGATCCTTGAACATGCCCAAATGCCGCATGACCTTGTCGATGGCCACCATCTGGTCGTGCAGTTTGAATTCAAGGCCGTCACGCCCTTCCTTTACCCCTGCAAAAAGCATACGCGCCGGGCCCTTGATGCGCCGGGTGTCAGCGAAATGGGCTTGGCCGATTCCTTCACCGCTGCAGCGTGGGCAGTCCGGGGCGGGCTCGACATGCAAGCTGTAGCCGTAGCCACCGGCGTTGTCGGGTTTCACACTGTGGCGCTTTTCCGCCGTGTCACAGGCGTGGCCCCATTCCGCCTCATCGATCCACTGGTAGGCATGCCCGACACCATGGCAGTAGCGGCAGGCGTTACGGCGGTATTGCACCAGGTCGTTCGGATCGGCGGTGGCGATTGCCCAAAGCCGCAACAGCACCTTGTCTGCGGTGATCTCGGTCCTGGCGGCACGCTCGGCCTGGGCCTTTTCGATCTCGGCGCGCACATCCTCCCGCTTGAGCAACCTGGTCGCTGCACGGGCGGCGCTGCGCGGGTTCTTGGCTGGGCCGCCGTAGCCAGCAGCCAAAGCCGCTTCCGTCCCGTTCAGATCAGGCGACGCGAGCAGTTGGCGCACAAACTCGGCACGCATTTCGATTTCGCGGGCGCGCTCGCTGTAGCCCATGGCGTTTTCCTCGAAGCTCAGGCCCCGATACCGCACGGCGCGGGGCAGGCCGGTGGCGCCAGCCGCCCGCGTCGTGGGAGATGCAAAGATCGCCTCCTTTCCGCTTGGGTGCTGGGCCTCTCGGGCCGGGCCAGGGCGTCTAAGGCCCTGAAACGAGAAGCGCCCCGCAGGCCGGGTAGGGCCTCGGGGCGCAGTTCTGAATGATGGGAAGTTACGCTAGTTGCCACTCACGCGCAAGGGGCGTTGATCGGCGGGTTTCTCCACCGCGCGGCCAGGCGTTCAAGGTCGGTCATGTCCGGTTCTCCAAAGCCTTTTGCGCAACAACTCGGCACCACTGGATGCTGCCTCCATCGACAACCATCGGCGCGTTTTGGATGTGCTGCACTGCCTCCCGCAGCCGCTCCACCTCACCCCGCAGCGCCAGTTCGCGTTCGGCGCTCTTGCCCAGCAGGCGGGCTTGCTCTTGGATTTCGGCGTCCGCCTCGCGCACCTTCGCCAGCGTGCAGGCGTGGGCGTGGATTGAGCGGGCCAATTCAGATTGATCAGTGCCTCCAATGCACTCACGGATGAACCGCACGCGAGCCTTGTTGGCGGCACCGGTTGCCGCCCGGATCGCGGCTTCGTAATCGGCGTCGGTGGGGGTCATGGGGCACTCCATGGGACAATCGGGCTATCATACGGCAGCATCAGCGGGTGCTTGGGGTGCCCGCATTGCGCAGGTTGCCCTATGCTGTAGAGCGGAATGCCAAGTGGTTGGGCGATGTTCGTGATTGCTCGCCAGCGGAGCCCACGCCATATCTGCGGCTGCTTTGATACCGGACTCCATGCGCAAATGACTTTCTTCGCCTGCCCGATCATCCATCGAAGGTGTGCGTCATTTTCCGGGCCGACAGGATCATCGGTGCGCGCCAGTTCCCGAACATCCGTTGCCCGGTAAGCGAACAGATTGCCGACAATCACCCGACCCCATCCGTTCCGCTGTCCGAAGCCCAGAAGTTTGCGGATTGTGGCATCGTCTTTTTCGGCATCCGCTGTCGATGGGTTGACCATGATCACGGCTGTGATCTGGTCGCCACCAGTCCGCCTCTCAAGGCGATAGCGATATGCGCCGCATGGTGAGATTATCGCCCCCATCACACACCCTCCCGCAGGCTGGCGGGGTCGATGGCGCGCACCTTAGCGGCGGCATCGCGCGTCCCGTCACGGTGGCCATCGTTCCAGTCGATGTTGTCAGGACGCGACCGGCTGCGGTCGTCAAAGGCGCAGATGGCATGGACCGCAGCCGCCTCCAACGCCGCCCGCACAGCCTCGTCATGGAGCGCGGCAAGGGCGGTGAGGATGGCGGGCTGTTTCGCGGCAACCGCAATGATAGCCGGGTTCATGTTGGGGAATGCCGCTCTCAGCACAGCCTCAGCGTGCGCGCGCAGGTTTGTTGGCATGGTCAGTCTCCTTGTGCTTACGCCTTCCGGCGCGTGTTGTCGGCGGCCCATGCAGGACAACCGTCTCAACCATGCTCATGGCTGCTCACTCCTATCAAAATCAGAAATGCCCTCAAAAGGCCCACAGAGCCGTGAACCTGTCCCCCGACCTCACCACCATAGGGCTGATACCCGCTTTCGCGCTGTAGGGTGGCTCTGCGGGCGAAATTTGCCATATCAACGGCCTCGCCTGCCGTTCGCCGCCCGCAAACCATGCAGCAGCCCGGCGAGGATAGTGTTGCCGTCGCGGTCTGGCGGCATCACGCGCACCAAGGCCCGGATCAGCACGAACACCAGCCACCAGCGGAACAGGTCGAGGCCTGCTTTGACCAGACGGCCCATCAAACCAACTCCCCCACCCCAAGCCGCGCATACCGGGCCAGCACATCCCGCTCGTCGACATCGCGCCAGACCCGCTCCCGGATGTCGCACCAGCGGTCCAGCGCGCCCAGCAGCAGTCGCCGGGCACGGGGCCAACCCACGCGGTAGACTCGCGCCGTGGCGAACAGTTCACGGTCGCCCAGCACCATGTCGATCACCATGCGGCGCGGCATCGGCAGGTGCTGCCGCCATTGCGTGTAGGCCTGCTCCATGCGCACCAAGTGCAGCCGCTCGACCAGCACGTCGCGGCCCGATCCGGAACCATCCACTCGAGCCTCCAGGCTGGCACCGCGCACCGAAACCGACCGCTCGATCATCTCGGCGATCAGCGCGATCTCCTGCGAGGCCGCCCACTGATCGCCGGTGATCTGGCCGTTGTCGTGCAGCCGGGCCATGGACGACACCGACTTGCGCCGCATGGTCTTGGTCAGGCGGCCGCCTTGGTCGGGGATGAATGCTGGCTCCCAGTCGCCCTGGGCCAGCGCTTCGGGCGTCAATACCGGTTCACCGGTCTCCCGCTCGAACGGCGCCATGGCGTCGATCCGGGCCTGCCACTGGGCATGCGTCTCGTCGCGGCGCTTGGCCCTGGGATCGGGTTTTGCCCTCGTCGTCGTCGCAATCATGGTGCGGTGTCTCCCGAATTGAACAGTGTAGATTTCAATGGACGGTTTTCGACACGGGCTTCCCACGTCATGCCGCCTGCTTTCGCGCCTTCCAGCGCTCGAACTCGTCCGGACCCATGATGGCCTTGGCTTCGCTATCGCTGAGTGAACGCGGCGGGTAGCGCTGGTCGAACAGCCGATCGGCTTCGGCTTCGGCATGGCGCTGGGCATCTTCCGCAGCGTTGCGGTTTCGCAGTACCCGCTCGATGTACGGCACTGGGTCCACAGCCTCGGCCTTTCGGGCATTGGCGAGCGCGGACGCCACGGCTTCGCGGCCGTGATCCTTCACCCATTTCCCGATCATTCCGGCCTTGGACTTGCCCAGGTAGGCCTTGGCTTCGTCCCAGAATTGCTTGTCGGGATCGGCGCTGGGCTGGGCCGGCGCTGGCGGTTCGGGCGGTTTGTCCGAAATTTTCGCGTTCGCGGCGTTTCCGTCAGGAAACGTATTTCCCTTCCTCCCTTCCTCCCTTCCTCCCTTCTGCGGAGACTTTTCCCCACCGGTTCGGAACTGGTTCCCCACTGGTTCGGAACTGTCAGGCTTTGAAGGGGTGTCGTTTCCGCACCAGTTCCGAACCTCATCGGTCTGAGGGCAGAACAAAGTGGGCTTCTTGGGGCGTTGAAACCGGCAGAAGTTCCGAACCGCTCCGTAACTGGCGCCATCAGAATCGTACTTCAGGATGCACCGGTTCTCCACCAACTCGGCCAACAAGGCGTCCATGTCGACGCTGTCGGCAGGTAGGATCCGCATCTTGAGGCGAAGCGGGCGCCATTCGAAACAGCCGCCATCATCGCATTCGTTCCAGATGCCGATGAACAACAGGCGCGCCATGGCCGAGAGGCAGACGAATTCCTCGTCTGTCCAAAGCCCGGGGTGGACGGAGCGGATGCGGCTCATGGCAGTGGCCTTTCTTGATAGTGCTTGGCCATGATCACCTCACGGCCTGATAGGGAGCGAAGAAGCGGCCGCGCGTCGTTCCGGTGGTGCCGTTGCGGCGCTTGGCGAGAATGAACTCGATGACCCCACGACAGCGCTGCAGCTTGTCTTCCCAGCGCTGGTGCGCATCGGGGTCGTTCTGCGGCTCGGCCTGGTTGAGGTAATATTCCTCGCGCAGCAGGAACATCACGGCGTCGGCGTCCTGCTCGATCTGGCCGCTATCGCGCAAGTCAGACAGCTGGGGGCGCTTGTCCTGGCGCTGCTCCACGGTGCGAGACAACTGGGCCAAGGCCATGACGGCGACGCCATGTTCCTTGGCCAGGCCCTTGAGCCGCTTGCTCACCTCGGACGTCGCCTCATAGGCGCTGCGACCGCGCGTGTCGGGGTGAAGCAGCTGGAGATAGTCGACAACGACCAGATCGAGGCCTTGACCGGCGGCGGCGAGGCGGCGCTTGTGACGGCGCACCAGCATATCGAGGCGGCCAACGGTCAGGGTGCCGGGGTCGGCAATGGTAAGGGGGAGACGGCCTAGCATCAGCGCGGCCTCGTTGACGCGCTCCCGCTCCCAGCGGTTGAGCTGCCGGCGCTGAATCACGCCGTAGGGCACGCGGCGATCTTCGTTGTCGAACAGCATGTCGGCAAGCATGCGCCCGGTCAGCTGCTCCTTGGACATTTCCAGGCTGACGAAAAGCACACCTTGGCCATGGGAGGCGGCGCCACGGGCATAGCTGCCAGCGAAGCCGGTCTTGCCCATTCCAGGACGGCCAGCGACGATGGTCAGGCTGCCGGGTTCCAATTCGCCCAAGAGCTCGTCGGCGCCCGGAATGATGACGGAGCGCGCACCACCAACATCGCGGTCAAGATCGGCCATGAAGCTGGCGACGCAATCGGCAGCATCGGCTTCGGTTATGGCGACATCCTCGCGCGCGGTCACCGCCGCATCAGCCATGGCGGCGATTTCAGCGGTGGGGTGGCTGAGGTCGGTGCAGGCCTCGATGGCGGCCAGCAACCCGTCACGCATGCGCCGACGCTGTGCCAAGTCGAGCAGCTGCTTTGCCGTGTCGGCCGGGTCGATCATCATCGATGTCGGGTCAGACGTTAGCCGGGCCAGAAAGCCAGGTCCGCCCAGGGTGTCCAGGTCGGGATCCTGCTTGAAATGAGAGAGCATCATGACCGCCGACAAGGTGCGACCCAGCGATGCCTCGTGCACAATGGCTGCGAACATGCGTCCCAGGATCGGGACGCCGAAATCTTCGGCGCGCATGAAGTCCGCGGCTCGTTCAAGCGCCCGCCGGTCGAGCAGGATCGCGCCGAGTAGCGCCGCCTCCGCTTCGGGATTGATCAGAACAGATGAGTCGGTGTCGCTCACGAATTGGTGTCTCCGAACGCGCGGTCGAAGCGGGAAAAGGCTTCCCGCCGCAGCAGCGTCCAACAGGGATTGTCCTTGAGATCAGGCTCTCGCGCCTCGGCTCGCACCATCGCGGCATGCGCGGCGAACGCCTGTTCCGCAGCGAGGCTCGAGCCACGGCGCGCCGCGCACCTCACCGTGCCGTTCTCCGCAGGTCGCAACCGGTTTCCCGGGCACGGGTCAGCCGGCCGTTGCGCAACCAGTGCATCAGGCGAGAGCGATCGGGCAGGGCGATGAACCCGCGCAGCAAGCCTTTGTGCTCGTGGACATCGAACACGGCTTCGCCATCGACCGTGCGCAAACCATGGATCCGGTCGACGTCAGGGCAGCAGCGGGCGCCGGGGGTGTCGTCCCCTTCAATCATCGCCGCACACTCCCGGTGAGCATCGGGCGCAGCACCTCGTTCTGGCGCCAGGGCGGCGTCAGACCGCGAAGGCCGCAGGCGTAATCGAGCAGGCCCAGCGCATCCGCTTCATCGTTGGTGCGCGGTTTGAAGCCGAGGTGCCGGCAGCGTTCGATCGTCAGGGCCTTGAGGGAATCGCTGGCGCTGCGATTTGCCGCCTTGGCGCGCTTCCGGGCATCGGACGCGGCGATCCGCCCGATGAAGTCGCCGCGCCAGGAACTGACATTGATCGCCTGGGCGGTGCGCAGGCCCATGGCATGGGCAAAGCTCTCGGCATGGGCGGCCAAGCCGCTCAGCACGCGCAGGGTGTCGATGTTGGTGTGGCCGCTCAGTTGCGCCGGAGAAATCGGCTCCTCGAAATAGAGATGCTCGAAGCGGCAGAGCGCGCGCAGGTCCAGCAGGTTTGCGTGCAGCTTGGCATAGGTCTGGCCGCGTGTCGTGAATTCGGAGCCGAGAACCCAGGAACCATACCGGGGCGCGTCGGTGCCTTCGATCCACACCGCCCAGCCGGTGCCGCGCTTAGAAAGGTCGAGAGCGAGGATGGTCAAGGCATTCTCCCTTGCCGTGGGGCGACCGATCAGGGCCGCCCCACCGACATCATCATTGCAGGCTGAGGGTGCGCGGTTCGGCGCCAGCGGCCGTGGCCAGATCGGCGTCGATGCCATCGCTGGGAATCGTCGCCATCTTGCTGCGGCCCTTGGCGCCGGCGGGCACCACGGGCTGACCCGGCTCGGCACCTTCGGCCATGGTCACCAGATCGAGCGGCCGGCTGAAATTCATCTCGGTCAGGCCGAGATGCAGCGCGGTCAGGAAGTGGTCGCGCTTGGCGTCCTCCATCGCTTCGAGATGAAACAGCAGGTCCAGTATCTTTCGCGGAAAATTGCAGTCGTCCTTGATCCGCGAATAGGGATCGCTGAGGTCGCCCTGCTTTTCCGAGATGAACGCCTTTCGCGGCGCGATCTCGGCGCGGTAGATGCGGATCGCTTCGGCGGCATTGGGGCGGTTATATACCCCGCCGCTTTCCTGCTGCTCCGACTTTACTTCGGTCTTCTTCTGGCGGGCCATGGTGGCCTCCTCTTCGGTGGTTGAACGGGGCGTTGCCAGCAGCGGTTCGTAAGCCTCCGGCGGCGGTGGATTGCGGTCGTCCTCAGCAGCATGCAGGCGCGCTTCGCCGATCGAGATGCCAGCGAGTGCCGCGGCGTCATTGATGCTGGCGCCGTCGCGGCGCGCCCGGCGAAAGGTTCGAAGCTGCTGGCTGCCGTGCGACATGATCAGTCGACCGCCAGCATCTGTTCGCTGGCGCAGAACACGAAATGCGGGGGCTGGCCGACGCTGGGACGCAGCGCCTCCAGGCGTTCACAGTCGAACCGGGGGAAATCGAGCGAGAACAGGCCGTCCGCCGTTGCCGCATTGATGGTCAGCGCATAGGCGCCCGTCTTCTGCCGCTTGGCAAGAAATGGCCCCTTGGCGTTGTCGATCACGACCTGGATCAATCCGGCATCGTCACCCGTGCCGAAGGCCAGGCGGAGGTTGCACTCATCCTTCACCAGCGAAATGGCTTCGGCCAGCTTCGGACCGATCAGGATCTTGATGTAGCGTGCCGTGACGCCGTTACGGGTGCCGAGCTTGCGGGCGGAGACTGCTACCCCATGCGGCGGCACAGCAGCGGGCGCGGCCTTGGCGGGATTGACCGCCTCGATGTCTTCGAATGCCATGATCAAATCCTCCCTGGAAGGTGGGCTGGCGCAGCTTGGCCGCGCTTGGGGACGTGGGGGTTTTCGTTGCTGTGGCCAGCAGGAACGGCGGTGCGCTTGCCTGTCGCCACGACTTCGACGATGCGGCAGCGCTGGCGACGATCGACCCGGATCAGGCCGCGCTCTTCCAGCTTGGCCACCATCAGCGGCGCCATTGCTGCGGCATTGTAGCCGGTCATATCCAGAATGGTGTTGTTCGACGGGCAGGTCTGCCCGGCCTCGGCCGCCGCACAAATCGCTTCGAACACCAGGCGTTCGGCATAGGTGAGGGGGCCGCGTTCCATGATCAGGCCTTTTCCTGCAAAGCCGCCGGAACAGGCTGCCCAGCCTTGGCGCAAAGCTGCCGTGCCACGGCGCGGACGTGGGCCTTGTGCGCGGCACGCAAGGCGCTACGCGGCACCAGCAAGGCGCGAGAGGCCTCTTCCGGTGTCAGCGGGGCCACGGGGGCGACTGTGCGACGGCGCGAGAACGGAATCCTCATGGCAGCATCTCCAGCTTGAGCGCGGCATCAGCGATGTCTTGGGCGCTGTTGAGCGGTGCAAGGGCGATGCGGCGCAGCAGGCGTGCCCGCTTTTCAGCCAGCTTTTTCGCCTCGTTCCGATCGCGCCGCGCATTGTGCCGGGCAATGATCACCGCGGTTATCTGCGCCTGTTGGGCGGCCAGCGCTGCTGCTGCAGCAGCGATCGGCCGGGCGGGCAGCAACGCATCGGCGATCATCCGCAACTCGGGCCAATCGGCGCAGAAGGCGTCAAAGGTGCTGACATGCCAACTGACGCTGGAATGATCGATGCCAAGACGACGCCCGATGCCAGAAAGGGTGAGGCCTTTGCCGCGCAGCACCGCGCAAGCGCACTTGCGGGCGCCCACGATATGACGATCGCGACGCGGCCCGAGCAAAGTGTCAGTGCTCATGCCGAGTGCCTGGCTGATCAAGGTGATGATTGCGCGTGGCTGCACGCCAGGCTCGGGCAAACGGATGGCGGATGTCGCCACCCCGCCAGCGCGCCGTTCGATGTCCGCGCGCGTCATGCCGCTATGCTCCGGCGGCAGCCGAACTGGTCGTGCACCGCGGCACGGGTGCCGCAGTAGCCGCAGACCCGGTTGTCGACATGGCGCAGGGTATCATCGCGCAGGGCGTCTTGGGGGGCCTCTGGCTGGCGCTGAATGCTGACCAGCACACGAAAAATGCCATCGCGGCGGATCATGATCTTGCCCGCCGCTTCCAACGAGCAAAGCACCGAACTGATCGATGCCGGGTGCAGTCCTCGGATCGCCTGCGCCAATTCCGGATTCTTCGGGATCGGACGACCGATGAACCCACGCAGGTAGTCGATCAGTTCACGCTCACGGTCGCGCAGCCCGTCGCCGGCGACGCCGATCCTCTTGCCGGGCGCGGTCACCTTGCCGGTGCCCACGATCTCGAACTGGAACAGCCCTTTGTCCGGCCGGCGCAGCACATCGTTTTCTACGAGCCACAGCACGATCTTGTTGGCGTAGGGTATGCTTATGCCCAGCTTGTCAGCGATCGTCCGATATTCGGGCGGTGGCGCGCCGGCATCGGCTGCTTCGATCATCAGGTTCAGCACGGCCATGCGGTTGGCGGTGGCGTCGCGGTTGAAGTTCATGCCATCCTCCCTGCCGCAAAGACGGGATCAAGCATGGCGCGCGCATCAACGGCCGTGAAATAGCGGCGCAGGTTGGCATAATCGCTAGCCAGATCCGGCGGGCAATCCGGCCACACGGCGCGGGCAGCGCGAATGCCGGCGACGCGCTTCGCCTGGGCTTCGGGCGTGCGCAGTTGCTCAATCCGCGCACTGGCACGCTTTCTCGCCCGGAATTCGGGACTGGCCCACATCGTGCGAGACAACGCGCTCATGGCGCAGGAACGGCAATGCCGATCCGGGCGGCTTGCCGGGCAGGCGCCTGGCGCCTTGCAATGCGGCCGCGTACTCATGCCGCCCTCGCGCCCATAGCGGTGATTACATGCCCATGGCGCACCATGCGTGCACCCACGGCCGGCAGGTCGACCACGCCGCCGCCATTGATGCCGCGCACTACCGTTGCAGCATCCTCCGCTACCTCGCTGGCAAGCGTGCCAGGGCTTGGTTCATCGTCGGGCAAGTCGAAGGCGCCCTGGCCTGTGAGCGGGAGCCATTCGTTGGTGAAGTCCGCGCCGAGGACTGAGGCAATCGACAGCATTTGCCCCCAATCCAGCGGGCGATAGTCGGTATGGCCAACCGGATAGCCCCGAAACGCTTCGATCGTGCGGTGATGGACGCGCGAGGCCTTGGCCAACTGCAGGACGCTCATGCTGCGCCCGCGTCCAACGAACAGGCTCATGCCCTTCTTGAACGCGTTCACGGCTTGTTCGTGGGAAATAAGGGGCTCTTTTTCCACTGAATTGCTATGTTGCATGTGCGAATGCCTCCAAAATGGAGAAATCAGAGATCAGGATGAATGGCCGGGGCAGCGGCGTGGATGGCGCCAGCCGCCCCGGCGCCGGTGGTGCGACCCGCCGGGCTGTGGTTGTCTTGTTCGGGGAGGCGCCAGCGGTAGCCGCGGCCACGGTTGCTCTCGACCGGCATCCGCGCGCCCAGGCGCTTGCGCACCCGGCTGAGAACGACGGCGACAACGTTGGGCTCATCGCTGTCGCTGACTCGGTCAAGGATGACCCAAGGGGACAGCCATTTCCCGCGACCAGCGGCCACAGCGTAGAGCGTGGCGTTCTGCTGGGCGGTGAGCTGGAAGGGTGCACCATCGAGGAAGGCGCTGTCGGGCGTCAGGCGCCAGGGGCCTGCCTCGATTTCGGGATCTGCGCGCAGATTGCAGCCGCAGCTGGGGCAGATGTGCAGGGGCTCGGCCATGGCTCAGCCCCTTTCGCTGGCGCGCTTGATGGCGCAGCCGATCAGGCACCCGGCGACAAACGAAATGGCCAGCCAGGCCGCCAATGCGATCTCGATCATGGTCATGGCCGGGCGTCTCCGGGCAGGGCCGGGGCGCTGGCGAAAAGCGCGGCGCGCGTCTCGGCTGTGAGGATGATGGATGTCGTTGTGCCGCCGTTGGTCACGGCGACGTGCAGGCCGCCATCACGCAGCGGCGTCGCGCGGATCGCGGCGTGGGGCTGGGTGTGGTGGCGGGTGCGCTCAGGCATGGCTCAGCGCCCTCCGGGGCCGGGATTGCGCGCCCCGGCCCTTTCGGTCATCCTGCGGTTGTCGAGACCGAGCAGGAGAATTTTGCCATGGATGAAATCATCGCCGTGGTTTGGCCCAGGCCAGAAGACTATCCGCGATTTTTCGAGGTCTGCGGGCCGGAAGATTACCCGCCCACGTACATCGAGTTCGTGCAGCAAGCCCTCGGCATCCTGGCAGCACAAGGCATCGACCCTGGCAGCATCGAAAAGGTCCATGTGGACCCCGACGAAATGCTGCAATGGTGCCTTCGGCATCACGGCAAGCTCGACACCGAAACGCGCGCCCTGTTCGCCATGTTCAAGGTCCGATCGCGACACGGCAAAGGCGCCGAGGCAATCAATTGAGCTGATGATCGGGGCCGGGGCCTCAGGCATCGGGGAGGGCCTTGGCTGGGGTGCGGACGCTCATGCGGCGCTCTTCTGGCCAGCTTCGTGCTCCGCCATCTTCTGGCGAACGCGCTCGACCGTGCTCATCCGTAAATCGCGGCCATCACGAAGTTGGCGGACAAAATGCTTGTCCCTCAGGGCCATCTCCCCGAACTGCCAGTCCGAGAACCCATGCTTGGCGCAGAACGCCTCGATTTCTTGAAGGAGTGCCATCATGGGTTTGCAGCATATGGGGGAAATCTCCCCCAGTCAATGCGCCTATCGGGGGAAATTTCGTGAGTTCCCCGAAATGCCGTGGCCGTGGGATATTGCCCCCATGGATGACGAGGAAAAAATTGCAGCAATCAGGCAGTTTATCGTGGATGTTATGACAACCAAGGACATGAGCCGCCGTGCGCTATCATCTGCTGCCGGCCTCAGTGAATCCGCCGTTCGCGATGTCCTCGGCCGGACAACGAACCCAGGCATCGGGACGCTCTACAAAATTTCAGAGGGTCTCGGCGTGTCATTCGAAGAAATGATGGCGGCAGGCTCGTCTAAAGCCACACCCCCGCTTAGTGCCGAAGCCCTGGCGCCACTTCTTGACGCGCTGATCCCCTTGGCGCCTCCATCTGGTCGGCTGACGGAGCAATCTCGAAAAGCCTTAGCCGAAGCGCTTGCATATGGGCTGTCGCTTCTTGGAGGTGATCCCACCAGTTCGGCCAACGAGGGTGCTGTCGCGGTGGCTGCTCGCGCCGCAACATCTCGATTTCGCGAGATAATGAACTGATGGTCAGGCGGGTCATGGCGCAGTCTAAAAAGCAAGGGCGGCAACCGCCGTCGCATTCTGGGCTCCACAGCTTGATTCGTTCCATCTGCCGTCCTTTGTTCTCACTCCGTTCTACCACGGCGTGAAAAGTGCGCGATAGGAAAAATCTTTCGATCCGCTTCAATCTGGGAAATTTACGTAGGAACCTAATCTGGCTGATGGGCAGGCCAAGCGAAGGGGGCAACATGAAGGGGCATATCGCAGCGGGCCTGGCGCTCGCTTTGGCTGGGTGCGGCGGCGAGGCAGCGGCACCCGCGCCCGGCGGATCTACATCAGCGGCAGCGACTACGGAGGCGGCGGCCGAGACCAGCGCCGCGCCAGAGCCTAACTTCGTCGAGCGCCGCAACGGCATCTATTACTACCTCTCGCAGGTATCGGAGAACGACCAGAAGGATGGGCGCGGCGTCGGGCATGCGGTAGGCTTCCGCTACCTAGGCAAGGCCGCCGATGGCGATTTCAAGGTGGCGGGCGTGACCGATGGCGGCGCTACGGTAATGACCGCGACCTGTTCCGATCCCTGCAAAATTATCCATGTCAGCACTGGAGAGGCTGTTGGCTATGAGCCGACCACAGTTATCGGCGGCGTGTTCACCGATGCCATGAACGGACTGCTCGAGGTGGCGCCAGCTAAGCACGGGACCACTTCGAAATGAGATACCTATACTATCACGGCGCTGTCACACCCGCAGGTGCGAGAAATGCAGCAACCCTACTAAACATGGCGTTTAAGGAGGGTGAAGCCGAGGTCACATTGTGTATTTGCTCAGATGGCGGCGACATAACTGCTGGCATGGGCCTGTTTCACTTCATCCAAATGCTGCCTATATCGGTTCACACGCATGCAATGAGTTTTTGCGGGTCCATTGCTGCAACAATATTTTTGGCCGGGCAACGGCGGACCTGTACGATGGATTGTGTGTTCACGACCCATCAAGGCACCTATGTCGAAGGCCCTCTAATCGGGCAGCGCACGCCAAATACCAGCGTGTTCGCTGAGCCTTTCAGGAATTTGTTGGGATGGACGACTGATGAAATTAACGCGCGCTTTGGCCCCGCAGACTTCCGCATTCATTCCGGGGATTCTGTCAGCCTCAAGATCACCCATGAGGTGACCGACGTCAAAATGGGCGGTCAAGACACTATGGTGATTGTCGGCATTCCTTGAGATAACGCATCCGTTCGCTCTGCAATCGGGGCTAGAGCAACAGCAGCTGCGCGCGATCAACCCATCCATACCACCTCCACCAGGCGCCCACGCGGCGCCTTTTTCGTGCAAAAATAATTTAGCACGAATGGGGGAAATTTCACACATAATTGTTGACGACGGGGGAAATGTCCCCCATTAAGTCTCCAACAGCCGGCCACCCCGGCCCAAGTTGGAGACGGCAGATGCCCCTTGGCACCACCCTCGAAATTCCCGCAGGCTACCCGGACAACGCCACGACCCGCGCGATCTTCGCCCCGGTCGAACTTGCTCCGTTTCGCCTGACCGAAGCGCAGGCCGCTGAACTGGCCGCGCTGACCCCGACCATGCGCGAACTGACGCTGTCGGACCTTTACGGCGCCTACCTGATCGAGCGCATCCCGAACCGCTTCCTGCGTCACTCGCCGGTCGTTGGCCGTGAGATTGCCCGCTCGTGGGACAAGCGCGGCGCCGAATACATGGAAGCCGCGCGCGCGGAATACCGCCGCGCGCTGGCTGCTGGGCGGGAGGCTGCGTGATGCGCCCCGTCCCCATGACCGCCGCCTATCGCGCCTGGAAGCTGCACAACGGCGTCCATTACCCGCTGCGGCCCGAAGCTAGCACGCTCACCAACGTTGTGGCCGAGGCGCAACAGTCCTGCGCCCACAAGGACCAGTTCGCGGTGCTGGAATGCGCGGGTGGCAAGCAGGTGCTGCGCATCTACCAGATCAAGCAGGGCAAGGACATGTGGGTGCGCAAGCCCGGCTTTTCCCATTCGGTGAAGGTGCCGCAGCTGCGCGCCGACCTGATCGCTGAACTGGCTGTGGAGAATTACGAGCCGGTCGAGGCCTGGCAGTGGACGCCTGGCGCCGATGCCGTTGGCGCACCTGCGCGGGAGATCGTGCTGTGAGCAAGCCAACCCCTAACCAGACCATCGAAAAGCTTCTGACCGCTGTTGTCGCTGCCGGCGGCGAACGCCTGGCGCCGACAAACCCCTATGAGGTCGCCCGCTTTCGCACCCTTTATGGCGTCGGCGTCATTTACCGGAACGCCCGTGGCAAGCAGACTTGGACCCCGGAAGCCGAGATGGCCCAAGATCACATCAAGGCCAAGAAAGGCTCATTGGCGCCCGTGGTTGTGGTGAACCGGGCCGGGCAGGCGCAACGCCGCTCTGCCGTGCTTCGCATTCTCGAACGCGACGGCGGTGACTGCTTTTTCTGCGGGCTCCCGCTCGCGGACGATGTGACGCTCGAGCATCTGGTTCCGATTGCCCACGGCGGCCCGAACCACATCAGCAACCTCGTTTGCGCCCATGCCGCCTGCAACCTGGAAGCGGGCCACCTGAGCGTGGCTGAAAAGGTCGCGCTGGCCGTCTGCAAGCGCACCGCAAAGGCGCTGGCATGACTCACCACCACCCCGTCGCCTTCGTGGTGATCATTGCCACCGCCCTGACGCTGCTGGCCGTAGCTGCCGCCGCGCCGCGCATAGCCGGCATCCCCGCCGCCCACGCCCTGCCTCGCGCCGCCGTTGGCCTAGCCGGCTTGCTGATGATGCCCTTCTTCATCCTGACCTTGGAGGCCTTCATCTATGGCTGACCGCGTCCACACGCCGATCCTCGCCGCACGCTGCAATAGCCGGCCTGGGACGGCTCACCCGCCTTTGCGCGACGTTCCCAGCATGGCTGAATGGTGCGCCGCGCATCATGCACCGCGCCGCCAGGGCTGGATCGCCCGCATCCTGTCCCCACGCGCTGCCTCGCCGGTTCCCCTTGCCGGGGCGTGCCCGTCCACTTCCAGCGCTGTCGAGGCCGGCGCTGAGACGGGCGGGGAGGGGAAGTGAGCCGCGCCCCACTTTCCTATGGCACCCCCGGAACTGGCACGCCCGGCGTGTCGGCCGGCTTGGATGTGCGCCAGCCAGTCGAGGGGTTCTACCGCCACAAGCCGCGCCGCGACGCCGTCTATGTCGGCATCCGCATCTGGTACGGCGCTCCGCTGGACCCGGTGACCGGTGAGGAAATGGATCGGTCCTGGCGCTGGCAGGCTCAGGCCAACGGCGAGCCGATCGAACTGGACCATGTCTGGCCGACCTGTGCCGGCGATCCGATCACCGAGGCTGATTACCGCCGCTACTGCGCCCGCCAGGCCTGGGCGCGCGAACATGCCCCCGACAGCGCCTGGGCCGAGCGCGGGCGCCGCATCGACCCCCTTTCGAGGTCCACCCCACTCCCTTTCTAAGGAGGCAGCAATGCCGATTGCACAACCGAAGCCTGTTTTCGACGATGTTACTCCCTGGCCGGAACCGTCCACGCCCGCAATCGGCGGGCTGGGCCACAACAAGCCACCGGTCGAAGACGAGGCGCGCGCCGCTTTCCGCGAGGCCCTGCTCGCCAACCGGCCGGATTTCGAGCAGAAGGTCGAGGACATCATTGCCGGCGCCGATCGCGCCAACGTGGTCGACGATGACAGCTATGCCCGTGGTGGCAGCTATATCAAGTTGGTCCGTGCCGCGCTCGATCACGTCGACGTCGCCCACAAGACGGCCAAGGCTCCCTATTTGACCGGCGGCCGCGTGGTCGATGCCGAGAAGAACGATCTTGCCGCCAAGCTGATGACGGCGCGCAACAAGGTGCAGGGCCAGCTTAACGAATATGCCGCGAAGAAGGCGGCTGAGCAGGAAGCCGAGCGCCAGCGGATTGCCGCCGAACAGCGGGCCGCCGCCGAAGCCGCCATGCGCGCCGAGCGCGAGCGCCTCGCCGCAGAGGCCGCCGCCGCGCGCGCCGCACGCGAAGCGACCAGCGCCGCCGAGCGCGAGGCCGCTGAGCAGGCCGCCGAGGTTGCGCGCCAGGCTGCCGAGAGCGCCATGGCCGCCGCTGCATTGGCACCGGCGCCGGTCACAAAGGCTGAACCGATCCGCAGCGATGACGGTGCCACGGTGTCGACGAAGACGGTCTGGAGCAGCGCGGTCGAGGATTACGCCAAGGCCTTCAAGGCGGTGAAGACCGATCCGAAGGTCAAGGAAGCGATCGAGGCCGCCGTCGCGCGCCAGGTCCGCGCCGGTTCGCGCGAAATCCCCGGCTGCCGCATCTGGCCGACCCAGCAGGCTGTGGCCCGCTGACCCACCCTCTCGCATTTCAGGAGATTATCATGCCCCAATACGTGTCCTGCCGTTTCCGGCCGACTGACACCCGCACCTATACCTATGTCCACGACGGCGCCCCTTTGAAGCCCGGCGACATGGTGAAGGTGGCTGATGCGCGCAGCGATAGCTGGAAGCGCGTGGAGGTCGTGGCCGTGTCCGACGAGGCGCCGCCGTTCACCTGCAAGCCGGTTCTGGGCCTCGCCGAAGACGAGGGCGAGGCTGCGCCGGCCGATGGCGCCGCCGACATTTCCGCATCCGACCTTCCTTACTGACAGGAGCCTTATCGATGAACGCCCCCGCCACCGTTGCGGCGCAACGCCAACTTCATCCCGTCACGAAGCTGACCCAGCAGCTTGAGGAGCGCGCGAACGAGTTTCGCAAGGCTCTGCCGTCCCACATTTCGCCGGAAAAGCTGCAGCGCACGATCGTGACCGCCGCCACCAACAACCCCGATCTGCTCAACGCCGATCGTCAATCGCTGATCGTGGCGGCCATGAAGGCGGCGCAGGATGGCTTGCTGCCTGATGGCCGAGAGGCCGCGCTGGTCATTTTCAACAACCGCAAGAAGGACGCGCAAGGCAAGTGGCACGATCACAAGATCGTCCAGTATATGCCGATGGTCTATGGCCTGCGGAAGAAGATCGTGCAGTCGGGCGAGGTCGTCAGCTTGCAGACGGGCCTGGTCTATCGGGCCGAAATGGAGGCGGGCGCCTTCATCTATGAAATCGGGATGGAGCCACCGATCCGCCACAGGCCGATGCTGGACCTGCCCGGCGACGAACTGACCGACGACAAGATCGTCGCCGCCTATTCCATTGCCAAGATGAAGGACGGTACCGTCGCGGTCGAAGTCATGCGGCGCGGTGAAATCGACCGCGTCCGCAACGTCAGCATGACCGGCTCCACCATCGATCGGTATGGCAAGCCGCGCGACCCGAAGGGCCCATGGGTGGACTGGTTTGGCGAAATGGCCCGCAAGACGGTCATGCGTCGGCACAGCAAGACACTGCCAATGTCGGGCGACATCATCGTCGATGTCGAAGCGAGCGAAATGGAGGCGGCAAGCAGGGCCGCGGCCCTGCTCGATTCTGTGACGCCAGATGCCCCCGTCGCGCTGCCGAGCAATGAGCAATTGGGCGCCCAACTGGAAGATCATTCCGGCACCAGCAATGGCGTGCCGTTTGATCCTGAGACAGGCGAACTGCTCGCTCGGGATTCGCGCGGCATGACCGAGGTGGACGAAGAAACGGCCCGCGCGCTGGACGCCGACGCCATCCCCCCAGCCCACGACCAGGAAGGCCGGGCCGACGAAGACATGGGCGAGGCCAACAGCGACAGCGAACAGCCCGCGTGGTGGAACCTGGTCGAAGGCATGAAGGCGAGCCTGGACGCTGCCACGACGCTTGCCGCGGTCAAGAGCGTGGACGATCTGTTCGTGAAGAACGCCGCCGGCCTGCCTGACGACGTGGCCGCCGACCTGCAAGGGCGCATCGATGCCGCGCGCCGCCGTGTGAAGGGGGCCTGACCGATGCCGAACCATGTCACCACCACCTGCGCCGTATCGGGGCCTGCCAGCGACGTTCAACTGTTTCGGGAAATGCTCTTTCCGGATGGCGATGCCGAGCAGTTCGACTTCAACAAGATCATTCCCATGCCGGCGATCTTGAAGGCCGCTCAGGAAAGCACCATCGCTGAATTCGGGGCCGCTCTGATCATGGCGGAGGCGCAAGACCAGAAGAATTTCTTTGGCGGCGCCGAAATCAATATCCCGGACCAATGGGTTGCCAAGATGCGCCAGGAAACCGGCTGCCATCACATGGGCGAGGTCGCGAGGGCCTATCTGGCGGCCCACCCGGAATACCGCGAACAGGGACTGCTGCGGCTTCGCGCCGTGGCCGAAACCGGCTTTGTCTCCTGGTACCCTTGGGCAATCCAGAACTGGGGCACCAAGTGGGGTTCCTATCGGGTCAGCGTCACCGACAACGGCGAGCCGTTTGCATTCTCTTTCGAGACGGCATGGTCTTTCCCTGAGCCTGTTTTCGCCAAGCTGGTCGAGAAATTCCCGACTCTGACGTTCGACCTCGCGACCTTTGATGAGGGCTGGAATTTCGCTGGCGAAGGCCAAATGGGCGCCGTTGTTGCCAAGCCCTTTGAGATCGGGAGCGCGACCAACGAGCTTTATGAGCGCGTCTATGGCCACGCCCCGGAACTCGAAGACGAAGGCGAGGCCTGACCATGACCGACACCACAACCCGCGTGGCCACCATCATCGCCGACTTCACCGGCGAAGACCTGAGCCGCTTTTCCGACCCGCGCACCGTGACGCTGGCCAAAGACCTGTCGCTCGACAGCCTCGACATGGTCGAACTGAGCATGGAGATTGAGGACGTCTTCTCGATCGAGATCACCGACGACGAAACCGCCGCCCTTGGCATGGACGGCCCGGACAAGTCGGTGACCATCGGCGATGTCGTGGCGCTGATCGAGCGCAAGCGCGGGGAGGGCGCCGAGGCATGACCGCCGCCGGCTTCTATGTCTGGCGGCGCCCCAATCGCTCGCTGGAGTTCCGCGCGAAGCTGCCGCGCCGTCGCCATCCCACGCTGGCCGACGCCTGCGCCGAAGCGACGCGCCTGCATCGCTTGCAGCCGGACGACACGTTCCAGGTCGTGCAGGTGCTGGCGGAGATTGGGCCGGAGGAGGGGGCATGAACGCCATCGCTCTCCCCATCACCGTCGCCGACCTGGTCGCGGAATACGAGCGGAAGATCGCCGCAGCCGATCTCGTCGTGGACCAGTTCAAGGAAGCGGTCACCGCGTTGGACGCTGCCGCCACGGTGCAGGGCGTCTACGTCGAGCGGGTTGCACCGCGTGATGGTGTCTACGCTGATACTCTGCGCCGGAACCTGCTGCTGTCAGGCTGGCGCGCGGTCTATCGGCGCCTGATGATCGACCACTTGGCCAGCGCTGACGACAAGCGCCGGTTCGAGAAGGACATGGCCAACCCGCCACCGCTGACGGTCGAAAACGCCAAGGCCACGTTTGGCGATTTCCTGATCCGCCCACGCTTCCACATCCTGCGCGGCCTGGCCGAAGTCTTCTGCTCGCTCGACCCCGCCTATAAATCGCACAGCAAGGTCCGCATCGGGAAGAAGGGCCTGCCCAAGCGCGTGATCCTGGGGAGCTGGAACAGCTTTCACAGCAGCTACGGTCGGGACCGGTTCAAGGACATGGTCAACGCGTTGGCCGCTGTGCGCGGGCAGGAACCGCTCGACTGGCTGGAAGTGCTCGACATTGAAGTGCAGCACAAGGCCGGGCACGACGCGGTGATGAATGGCCGCACGCTGGTGCGCCACAACATCGGCAGGGGAGATCCCGAACAGTTCACCGCGCCTGATCGCGGGCTGACCATCCGCAAGTTCGCAAACGGCAACGCTCACGTCTATTTCGACGCCGGCGCGCTTCTGGCGGTAAATCGCGGCCTGGCCGAGTTCTACGGCGAGGTTCTGCCTGATGCCGAGCCCGAGGGCGTCAAGCCCAGCGCCAGCACGGCGGTGTCGAAGGATCTGCAGTTCTATTGGTCATCGCCCAAGGTGGTCGAGGCCGCGCTCGATTTTGCCGACGTTCCCGACCCGCAGCACTATCGCGGCGCGGCGCCAGTCTGGACCGTGCTGGAGCCGTCGTGCGGCGACGGGCGCATTCTCGACGGCATCCGCGCCCGCGGGCACCAGGCGCTGGGCATCGAATATCATCCCGGCCGGGCGAGCGAGGCGCGGGGCAGGGGCCATGCCGTGGTCTGCGCCAACTTCCTGGAGCAGCCGCCGGCGCCGGAGTTCGACGCAGTGGTGATGAACCCGCCCTTCTATGGCCGGCACTACGTCAAGCACGTGAACCACGCTCTGCGCTTCCTGAAACCGCATGGCACGCTGGTGGCGATCCTGCCAGCGACCGCGCGCTACGACCACGGCGAATTGCAAGGCGAATGGCGGGACTTGCCCGTGGCCAGCTTTGCCGACGCCGGGACCAACGTTCCTACGACCATGATCAAGATGAAGGCAGCATGAGTGCGCCCCGCGTCCTGATCGGCTGTGAACGCTCCGGCGTCCTGCGCCGTGCCTTCGTCGCCCGTGGCATTGATGCTTGGTCCTGTGACCTTGAACCGGCCGACGATGGCAGCAATCGCCATATTCGCGGAAACCTGCTCGACCATCTCGATGATGGCTGGGATCTGCTGGCCGTGCTGCATCCGCCATGCACCCGCCTGTGCAACAGCGGCGTGCGCTGGCTCTACATCGGCGGACGGCGCGTCAATGGCCACGATCCGCAGGGCTGGGCTGATCTCGAAGCGGCCGCTGCCTTCTATCGCGCATGCCGCGAGCGCGGAAACATCCTGCGCCGCGCGCTGGAGAACCCCATCATGCACCGCCATGCCATCCGGCTCACCGGCCGGCGCCACGTCCAGTTCGTGCAACCCTGGTGGTTTGGAGATCCGTTCTTCAAGTCCACGGGCCTCGAGCTGATCAACCTCCCCCAGGTCCTGCCCACCAATCGCCTGACCCCGCCGCGCCCCGGCACGGACGAGCACAAGGCTTGGAGCCGCGTCCACCGTCAAAGCGGATGGGGCAAGCACGCCGCCGATCGCGCCCGCGCCCGCAGCCAGACCTTCCCCGGCATGGCCGATGCCCTGGCTGAACAATGGAGCAACCTGCTCGACGTTCGCGCCGCCTTTCCGCGCCAGGAGGCGCAAGCAGCATGACGCGCCGATATACCATGTTCAGCGCCGGGCAGGGCAGCTTTCGTGCGGCCATGATCGACCGGCGTCGGCATCCCATTGCCGAGTTTGGCCTCGTATTCACCGACACACTTTACGAAGATGCCGATGCCTACCGGTTTCTGATCGAAGGCGCAGCGATGGTGACAGGTCGCCGCCTCAACTGGACAGTAAAGGCGGAGGACTTCCCCGACTATCGCGTGCCCGAAGATGTGCCGATCGAGGAATATCGTGGCAATCCTGAGTGGCGCGCGTTTCTGGCGGACCTGCGCGCGCACGCGATCGATGCCATTCCAGAACTGATCTGGCTGGTTGAAGGTCGAGACCCTTGGGAAGCGTTTCGAGATCGCCGCTTTTTGGGGAACAGCGGCGTTGCAGATCCGTGCAGCGAAGTCTTG